GGGGGGTGGGACCAAAAACGGCAGCCCGGCCGGGTCGATTTCGGGGAGGTGGTCCATCCCGCATATCCCTCATATCCTATATTTATTATGGGATAATTAGATAGGTAGTGGCACGACCACTACCTTAATATTATAGATCTCGTATCAGTCTAATTCTTTTAGGATTTCTTTTATCCGATACGCCTACTTGACCGAAACCTGAAACCGACCAATAATTTCTATCATTACATTCAGAGCTTGTCATATACGCCTCAGTTGATGGTTGAAACATCTTACCTCCAATAAGATACAATATATCATTTATATCAACCATCCTCATATATATCAATGACATTTGTGGACAAGAGGGGATATACCAGTCATAGAATCCGAAATTCCCGACAAAGTCGGATCTTGTTATTGAAAAACCTTGGTTAAATGAAGTATCTGCAGCTACTTTACAGCAGAAGCAACGAGACTTTATCGAGTTCTCAAGACAGTACTTCAACAATAACAGGAAAGAGAAATTAGGTAGACCGAATTATAAAAATAAACACGACAACCAGTCGTTTAGATTGCCATTTCCGAAGTTTAAAATCACTGACAATAAGATCCGGATCGAAAAGATCGGATGGGTTAAGATTGTTATCGATCGTGAAATACCGGATAACGCTCGTTTTATCTCCTGTACCGTTTCAAAGAACCGTTCTGGTCAATACTTCGTATCAGTTCTTGTTGAAATAGAACAGTGTTATAAACAGAAAACCGGTAAAACGGTTGGAGTTGATTTAGGGATCAAGACATTAGCTACATTATCCGATGGGATGACTGTTGAGAATCCCCATTTTCTTCGTGAGAACCAAGCGAAGTTAAAAAGGATGCAACGACATTTGTCGAGAAAGAAATTAGGAAGTAATCGAAGAAACAAATGCAGGCTAAAAGTATCAAGACTTCATTGTGATATAGCCAACAAGCGTTCATGGTACATGCATAATTTGACCACGATGTTGGTAAATAATTACGATGTTATCTGCATTGAAGATCTAAATGTTTCTGGTATGTTACAGAACCACAAACTTGCTAGTTCTGTATCTGACACTTCTTTCTCAATGTTCCGTAACCAACTTGAATACAAGTGTAGGTGGTATGGTAAAGAACTGATTGTTATAGATCGTTTTTACCCATCCTCGAAAACCTGTTCAAGATGTGGTTGGAAAAATAAAGACTTGAAGTTATCGGATCGAACATTTGTTTGTAAAGATTGTGGTTTGGAGATCGACAGGGATCTCAACGCAGCGATTAACATACAAGCCGTAGGAGTTGATGCGGCTATACGGACGCAGAGCATCCGGGTTGCCGGTTGTGTTGAAGCGTCTAAAATGGAGTAGGATATCTTAGAATATTTTTATGAAATTTACAACTATAAGGGATGAGATCATTGAGTTGATTGAGGATATGGACAGCCAGATCGTGGTAGACACTTCGGTATATAAAACGAACCTGCCCTAAGTAATTCCTAGGGCAGATATTAATCAATTTGACTTCAAATATGATTCTATTCTATCAGCGGCCTCATTAGGCGTATGTCCATCCCATTCCCATGCCGTATCAAGTTCAGGGATATTAAACAACTCCCAATGCCGGTTCTCATAATGATTGGATATCTGTCCAGTTGGCAGTTCTGCCATTACAATAAACCACCCTCCGCCGAAACATTCCTCACCATCATAATGCCTATGAGATTTACAGACCTTTATATCGCCTTTCTTAGCAAGCTCATTAAAGAAAGCTGCGTTATAAAGCATACGATACCTATATAGTTCGTCAAAGGTATGATATCCGTCGGATACGTTACCCATATCATCCTCGGATGGATCATCAACCCTCTCATATATTTTATTAAACAGATCTTCTTTACACGTATAAATATTACCAGTTTCATCCTTGACAATATAATCTCCAATACTTACTTCGGTATAAAATTGTTCGTTTAATCTCACATAGCATACAGGAAAACAGTATAGATTAAAGTATCTTGCTTTGCCTATTTCAATGATACTTATTTTAGATATATCATCAACCAAATTCTTGACCTCGTCAACATTAAGGCCATTCCATCTTACAGCTTCTATTGATAATAATTTATTTTTATACTTACCCATAATTATTAAAATTATTTTCTTTTAATATATTTATCTATCAGATCTATTGATAGTTTAGCTCCCAGCTCCTCCTCCAACAGGTTAAGGTAGTTCCGATGCAGGCATCCTCCCCGCTCCACCTCCCTAAAGCCGGCCCCGTCCCGGATCCTGACCAGCCCTTTCTTTGGATCCATGTCGATCAGGTCTCGAAGCTCGTTCATGTTCTTAAACCTGTTTTCTATTATCTTAAATACATCGATCTTAGGTTTCTTATCCTTATCCTTGGACTTTATCTTAACTCTTCCACTCATGTTAATTATCCAGTAATTTTACATGTAATATGATTCATATTATTATTGCCGCAATAAGCGCACATAGATACATAAGGAGAATACACTCTTCCACATATCGGACATCTCCATCCATACATAACAGGATTTGTTTGTTTGTCAATTTCTTTCAAGCCTTCATTAGTAGTGGATGATGTATTTTTGTTTTCCATATCATTCGTTATTTATCTTATCTGTACTTCCAAATCCATTATCCCCTCTATCAGACTTTCCAAGATCTTCTAATGACTTCACTTCTTCCCATACGATACGTTCCCTTCTACGAATAAGAAGTTGTGCTACTTTACCACCGACATTACAATAATAAGGACTATGTCTATCCATTTTTCTGTGAACTATTATAATCTCCCCGCTATATCCTTCATCAATGGTAGCAGGGGCGTTTTGCATAATTAGCTCGCTATTAGTAAAACCACTACGTGGACGGATTTCCATCTCATAATCTTCAGGTAGTGCTACATGTACACCAGTATGATATATGATTCTTCCATTATCAAGTTCTATATCCTTAACGAACAAATCCATACAAGCATCCTGTTTATGAGCGTATTCAGGTAGCTTAGCCCCCTCTTCTAGCCATATCTTGACCTTACACGTATCTATACCATCAAGTAACTCAACTGCCTCTTTATAGCTCATAGGTTGTTCTGAGGCTAATGAAATGGCTCTTGCCAATACATCTTTAATCTTGCTCATCGTATTTTATTTTTAAATTCTTTCCCCTTCGGGCATTGTAATTTACATTCCTCACCACAAGCGGAACAGTCGGGTCTCATTCCGGGCACCCCTCTTCCCCCGTACGGCCAGTAGGCATAATCGCAGACGCTCCAGAACGCCTCCATCGCCTTTATCTTGGCATCGACGGTTATCTTCTCCCTCACCTTTTTCATGCTTTTCCTGAACTCGTCTTTCATATCCTTCCCCTCTATCTGTCTGGCCTTACGTCTCTCATTCCACCAATTATAGTAGAATTTGTCAGCCATCTTATAGGCTTCCGGATCAAATTTATCACGGTGCAGGATAGGGGCGTCCTTGACCTTTCTCAAATTCCTGCCACAAACATAAGCAAGCCCGGCGTACGGAGGTATGTCCTTAGGATCAACCAACCCATCCGGTACGCAGTAGTAGAAGTAGTTGGGCCGGCCGTACCTGACCCAGTCCCCGGTCTCGTATAGGGCTTGCTTCCGGACCTCGAACCAGCCTTGCATTACTTGGTGCTTTTCCTGTTTCTCGAAATCCTTGTTATAGTCAGCTAATGATATCTTGACCTCAACCTCATAAGCGTACATAGATCTGGTTATAGCCAGATAATCAGACTCCCAGTTATAGACATATAAGTTGTTTATAATCCATCTAGGAGACACCAAGAACTGTCTGTTAAGGATATCCAATATCCCTCTCTCAGTATATTCAGCACCTTTATTTGATCGCCGTGTTCCCATCTCCATTAAGAGGATTATTCCTATATCCTACCGCCATTATAGCGTTACCTATCAACATCCTCAACTTATCCATATCTTTATCATGGAACGAGAAAGTGGTTAAGATATGACCATTGGTCTTATCATAAGATTTTATCATCAACACAGCCACATACTCACCCATCATCTTTCCGTTCATAATATCAAGATCGATTATGTCGTGATCTATTAGATCAACCACATCCCATCCTGATGGCAGGTACTTTTTTATCTGATTAATATCCATCCCAAATAGTTATTATAAAAAGGAGGGTCGTGCTACCCTCCTATAGATACACACGAAAAATAGAACTGAAAGCGATCTTAAGCACGTAAGATTTTGTTGATTCCCGTAGGCTGTCTACCGGTTATTACCGACCTACGGGAATATGTTTAAGAAAACACCATGTACCCCAATCCGGAATCGAACCGAAATTTCATCGTTAGGACCGACGTGTTCTATCCATTGAACTATTAGGGCATATGTCCTTATTCTCACGAACCAGGACATCAAACGTCTAAACTTTAAAAAACCTAATGGCAAAACTCTATGCTAGTTTTTCCCCAAAAAATAGCGTGGACCCGGCCGGGCTTGAACCGACAACCTTCTGGTTATGAGCCAGTTGCTCTTACCAATTGAGCTACGGGTCCTAAATACACCACATCGGCTTTCACAAGAGGATGTTTATGAAACTATTGTCCAACATTCTAGCATATAGCACCAATCCTCGAACGGGAACGTCTCCACGCCAGACCTACCCCATCCCGTCCCCCAACTGTTCTGTAGGACGAAGCCGGCCTTGTCCCAGCCGGTGAGGATAACGGCATGACCTCCCAAGTTCTGCCCTTGGCCTTGCCAGAATCGATTACCATAATTATAGCAATACAGACCTATAACCAAAGGCCCATTCAGCATCAAAGCTACCTTAGCCGATACCGGATCTATGATCCTAGCGTAACTGTTTATTTTCTCCCCATCTACGCCTACGTTCTTGATAGACTTGATAGCGTCACGAAGAACCATCCCGTCTTGATCCTTATCCTCTCTCAGATCATATATATCGTAGGGAGAGATCTTAGCCGGTCTTTTAATAGCCCTTATACTCTTTCTCCAGTTAAGTATCTCAGATAAGCTTACCGCAGCGCAAATAGGAGAAGATCCTTGATCCACTACGCTATCAACGTTATTGACCTTATACTCATCAGGGACAGCCTCATGCTGCATGTTCATAATAGCGTCCCTATCATCTGCTGGCGATGGTATGTAACCTAGTCCGTATTCCATTACTTATCTTTTTTATGGTAATCAATTATCTTGATATTAAACGTATCGGATCTTTGCCTTACCTGTATAGACCCTCTAGCCTTTCCCTTGGCGTCGTATAGGGCGGTGAAGCCAAAGTTATCGACCCGGCCGTCGTCCAGCGTAAACCGCCACTCCTTCCATTGGCCCATCACGGTCCCGGAAGACACTATAGAATCCACTACATAAGATATGTCAGTAGTATCATATTCCGTATAATAGGTTCTTGACGTACTGCATCCGACAACCGCTAAGGTAAATAACGTTAACAAGAAAAACAAGATCTTATTCACTTTTCTTAGATTTTTTACGTTTCTTAGATTTATTCTTATCCTCCGCCTTATTCTCGACATTTACGTCAATACCGGCATCAGCGACCTCAGAGGCGTTATTTTCAGGTATATCAATATGACCTGAGTTAGGATCCATCTTATCCTCATCAACAACAACCTCATTAGGAACATCGATGTCTAAAATCTCTGCCTCCAGATACTTGATACGATCTGACATGATTTTATTCTGGTCCTCAAGTTCCTTATATCTTCTTCTAGCCTCATCGAGTAATTTAGATGATAGTTTATGTTTCTTCTCGATATCCATATAAGCCCGTTTAAGAGTCTCTTTATCTTTTACCGACTCATTATATATCTCTCTTGATTTACTAAGCTCATTACCCATCTTAATTATAATAGAATCCTTTTGTTCTATATCCATATTAAGGGAATCGGAAAGAGTTTCAAGATACCCTACTTTCTCTTCTAATTCCGTTATCTTCTTGCGGGAATCCTCATAATCTCTTTTTAATCTACTTGAATAGCTAATAGCCTCATCAAGATCCTGTTCTAGAGTATTTATATAGCTACTCTTTACTATCTTCAATCCGAACATGTTCATTACTTTTATAAGTTCTAAAAATATCGGCTTTTATCTTGCCGACTATAATTAACTCAGCTATATGTTTGTCTTTCTCGACTATAGCCATATCCTTACGGACATTAGTGACCCTGATCATGATATTCCCGTTATTAGACGAGACGAACGGTGATCCTACCAAAGTAAGTCCCGTATCTCCGGTAAACGACGGCAGCATCATCAACACCCCTATGGTATTATCCGGAAACGACGCCCATACCCCTGTGTCTATATCAAGGACATCACCCTGTCCTAATGGGAAAGCATTACCCTGCTTGATAGGAATATCCTTACCCAACGAGTTCCATGCTTTCGAGAATCTTACGGAGTTAAGGAAGATCTTCCCCTCTTCCTCCATCATCCCTACCATAGGGTCGCAATTCAATCTAACCTCGTTTTGTTTATCATCCGGCTTCTCCTCAAGCTCATCAAGGTCTCTGGCTGATGTAAACGACTTGCTTTCCAGAAGCTTTTTAATATCCTCAATACTGGCCATTATAATTTGATTATTAAATAAACGATCTTCAATCCTAACTTCAAATCAGATGTCTTCTCGAACATCTCCCTAAGAGGTAAGATAGTAGCGTCAAGATCTGACGCTACCCATTCTCCATCCTTATAATACATATCCTTTTCCTCGGAATACGCTATACAAGATCGATGCCCTAAGTTCTTCATAACCGTATCTACCTTATTTTGGGTAGGCATCGAGACACGGTTCACTTTAGTAGATATATTAAAATTACTTTCCATTAAATTATTCATTTTCAATTAGTTAATCAGAAAGGAAGATCATTGTCATCTCCAAAAGGAGGATATTGAGGAGGCTGCTGATCTCCAAACGAAGGTGCTTGGGCTGTCTGAGGCGGAGCCTGCTGGTATGATGGAGGAGGCGTCTGCGGCTGGGCTTGCGGCTGATATGACGGTGGGGGCGTTTGCGTTGTAGCCTCACCAGCGTTGTTTTGGCTTGCCGACTGAACGGGTTTCACACCATCTGTCTTAATGCTTTGAATATATTTATTAAGTACTTGATAGGCAAAAGCGTCTTGAGCTGTATAATCAAATTTCTTATTTCCCATTATATCAGTACTCTCAACCCTGTCGGGCCATCCATTCTGACCATTCTTATAATATTGCTGGATAAGCTCATCATTTCCGTCTGGAGTCTCCCTAGCGTATGATATAAAGAAATTACCAGGAGCGTATTGCTCTCCCTTTTTAGTATGTGCTGGATTGATAACAATCTTCCGTTTTAGGTCGATATTAGGTAAGTATCTTACAAGAGACTTAGCATAGCTATTAATCCCGCCTTTTGAGGTCATCAACGGAACTTTTATAACATAATTACCTTCCTCATCGCTTATCTTTATAAATAAGAAATTTGTCTTAGCGCCATTCATTTCCTGCTCTAATACAAAAATATCGGAAAGATATCCTTCTATACCATTCCAGAAAACCCTCCAGTAGGATACGGCTCCTGTCTTCTCATTTATATGTTCCTCGAAACCTTCCTTAGGATCTCTTGAGGATTGATACAATACACCACCTCCACTTATATTAAAGTATTGTGTATTAAACGATAATGAATTTTCACGAACTCCCATATTATATACATTAAAAAATTAAACAATAATTGATGATGACAAGAAATACTCGTTCTTATTATCCTCTCCATAAATCTTATTGAAATGAGATTTATGGTCATGCTCGATAACGATCCTATTACATGATATGCTTTTAACTATACCAAGATACCTACCACATAGCACATCGCATATAATATCATTACCGTTATGCGATAAAGCCGTAAGCCGTTCCTTACAAGATCTTCCAGACATAGGGTTCTCTGACATAATACCGCATCCTTTTTCCGTAAATATCAATTTACAATGATCAAATTCATTTATTTTGATATTATTCTGGAGGGCATGGACGAGTAGATCCTTATCAAAGACATAGGTACTTGTTTTGACAAAATGCTCGTCCACGAACCTCCAGTTAGGATAATTACCGTCAAAGTGAATCTCATACATATCCATATCAGGGGTAGAGAAGTAAGTCCTAGTATCATCTACTTTGATAGACAACGTATCTAATGACTTATCTATATGTTTATCAAGTAATAAAGAGGAGGCGTTTGATACCGGGATGAATACCTTCTCTACCTTATCCTGATTAGGAACAAAATACCTGTAAATAGTATTCCTGTCAGTACTTACTATATTAATATTAATCTCATCAATATCAATGACCACATTTTCTATGCAAGGATAAAGCTCGTTGATCTCCGTATAGTTACTGGCCTTGTTAAGTATCGATACATAATCATTCATCTTAACATTAATACCTCCTTCAGGAATATTATATACCATAGGGAAGGTATTTACGTCAAACGCCGGACAACTATACTCACCAGAGGCGTAGTATATGGTAATACTGTCCTTCTTATCGGAAAGAGCGATCTTAATCTCACCATTTTTCTGCTTTTTTATAAACCTGATAAAAGAGCTTGCCTCGACCAAGAAGGAGAAGTTAGAGTCAGCCTCAACCTCCAATCGCTCTATAACACATACCTTTGCGTTTACGGAAGTGATATAAGCCAGATTATTGACAATATCTATCTTAATATTCTTATAAAGTGAATTAGATCCGGCATTTTTAACAACCAGCTCCAATTTACTCAACTTCTCATTTAATGATTTCGACAAGCATCTTATAAGCATAACGAACTACTTTTTATTACATCGCAAATGTAATCATAATTATATTAACTCAAATACAATAAACGCTTAATAGTATTAAAATAACTTAAACTTACGTCTAATATATTCGGCTATAAGCGTAGCGTCACACATCCCATCTTGTATCTTGGTAGGTTGAACTCCTTTACCTGACCATGGTTTTACGAAAGACACCAAAGGGAAAAGGCGGATAGCGCATCGGATAGATGTAGCCTTCGTGTCTAACTTAGCCGCCGAATACACCCGATCGGCTGTCGTATGAAGCTCCTTCTGCCAGGTCTTTGGTTGTACTTCCTCGAACATGAACCTGACGTCCGGATGCGAGTGGTATCGTTCCATCATCTCCACCATCATAGCGAAGAGCGCGTTTGGTTCCCGGCGCCGTCCGCCGAAGGTGAAGTTGCTGGCGGCTGAGCTGTTGTGGATGCTGTGGACGTCCTCTACGGCGATCGCCAGCGTCCCCCCACCTCCTTCTTGGATTTTATCTGCGGCATCGAGGAAGAAACCTGATATAGCCCTAAGGTCGATATCTCCCTTAGCAGATATCCTTGGTGTCATAATTACCTTAACCTCCCCGTTCTCCGGGATCATAGACAATCCTCCGGTATCTATACCCGGATCTATTCCTATAACTGCATTCATATCAGGAACAATATTGAATTATTAATTTATCCTCAGTAATATCTTTAACCATATCACGCACATCATCCACAGATATACTGTTATATACGTCATATGAATCCATTATCCCATTAAATCTTGACATTACAAAAGATATGTAGTTCTCGTAGTAATCATCAATATTCATCATATTTAACTTATCAGATAACTTAGCCATCCTTAAGACAAGCTCTATATTGTCATTATTCGCTATATGATGAAAATTATTGACATAATCAATCGCACAATCTTTTGTGATGTTACATTTATCTGGACTTACATCAATTATTAAGCTAGCAATTATTCTATTCGAGTAATTCATGTATCTCTTGTTTACAGAATAGCATAATCCGTTATTTCTAAGATAATGAAACATAGAGAAATTATAATTGCCACACATCATAGATAACACGATAAACAATACACATAATTTCTTGAAATCACAATTATCCAATATAAACGACACATATAACTGTCTTGGGTTCTTCTTGTATTTATAAATACCATATTTAGGATCAGATACAGCAAATTCCTTAAGCTTATTACGATAAAATGAGTTGATATCAATAGTATTTGACAATTCTGTCATATCTAATACATGTTTATCCACGAAATCATCGCATCCATATAAATGAAATACTATCTCTGATTTATTTAATATCGCATCTCGACATAATGTAAGGTCATCTTCCTTTATTTTACCGACAGATCTTTTAGTACCTAATATATTTACAAAACAACGCTTATCTATTCCAGATAATTCTATAAGTCTATTATCATTAATCCATGATTCATCATTATCAATCTCGGTTAGTATAACATTCCTCTCGCTTTCTATAAAATCGCTTCTCATGTCTGGATTTACTATAGAATTATGAGCGAACTTAATACATTCATCAATATTGACATCAGGTAATGCAAGTCCCTTGAATACAATTGATCTTTGATCGGTATACCCATTAAAATCAAAGAATAGCTTACCGCCAATGTTATCTTCACGTTTTATCGCTATATGCTCATAAAAATGAGGCAATCCTTTCCTTGACATTAATATAGATACAATATCAGGTATCTCAGCGCATACTGATCCAATAGGAATATTCATCCCGCTATCGTAATAAAAGCATCTACATCCTAGATCTTTTATCAGTCCTGTGTATATTCTCATATCTTGAGCGTATATAATGAATGAAAATCCTCCGGTCTGAACACCTGTATTGAGTTATCCGGATACATACCTATATAATAACCGTAAAAAGCCCGTAGAATGCCGTTTTCTAGCCTTATATCCAATGCCTTTACCTTATTCCCGTCAACCATAACATCGACTTCATTGGTCTTATTGGATATCTTATCGAACCATTCAGGTACAGGATCAATACCGTACCTAAATGCGTTTACCGTTGATTTTATCGAGATATATGTTCCCATATTAGATAAGATTACAATCGTCTCGTTTAACAACCTTAAAATCGCCATTTCTAAGTAATATCGCTACATCAGATCTCGTATATGTGAGAGGCGTATACGATACCAAATGATAAGAAGCCTGTCCTGTCGCTGGTCGAACCGGTCTTAATACGGCTATGGCTATATCGCCGCCAAGTTCCGTACCACCGGTGACACCCTGTAGGCACATGTATATGAATCCCTCATACTCATATCTCTTCCCGATAAATTCACTCATGGGAATACCTACGAACAGATAGTTCTTTACATCCCCCTTCTTAACCTCGACAGCGTTCTCTACGCTGGATGGTATTACGTCTACAAATTTTACTCCTATTGCCATGATTACAAATTCAATTTAGTTCTTAACTCTTGACACAATTCTTGATTATCTCTCATGATACTTAACGTATTATCCACCCCATTTCCTACCCGGACATCCCCGTACCAGTACCATGATCCTTTACGGGTAAAGATACCGGTTTCCTCGCATAACTTCAAAAGTTCAAGTTCCTTGTCAAACCCAACTCCATAATATAAGGCTGTCTCGGCTATCTGGAACGGTACGGCGGTCTTATTCTTCAGCACCTTTATCCTGACCTCATGACCTACTGAAGATCCGTCCTCACCTAATATAACCTTCTTTCTCGCCATCTCCATACGGATAGAGGCATAGAACTTAAGGGCGTTACCTCCGGTCGTTACCTTAGGATCGCCGTATATAACACCGATCTTCTCCCGATATTGGTTGATGAATACCAGAACACAGTCGCTTTTGTTTACGATCCCTGTAAGAACTCTCATAGCCTTTGACATCAATCGAGCTTGCAATCCCATGTTACTATCCTCCATATCACCCTCGATCTCCTTCTTCGGGACTAGATTTGCCACGGAATCCACGACAATAAATCCTACCCTGCCGGACTCCACCAGCTTGGCCGTGATGTCAATAGCCAGCTCACCGTAGCTTGGCTGGGAGATCAAAAATCGGTTTATATCCAACCCCATTTTCCTAGCGTACTCAATATCGAAAGCGTTCTCCACGTCTATTATAGCTACTAGCTTATCTGGATGTTTTTTCTGGAACTCGATCATACTTAACGTACACATCATAGTCTTGCCACAAGACTCCATCCCGACCAGCTCATGAATCCGGCCTACCGCCCATCCGCCTCCGAGAGCCTTATCCACCACCAGCGATCCGGTGCTTTCCCTTGGTATGGATATTATAGGCTTATCGTCACCGAAGTTCATTATCGAGCCTTCTCCAAGCTCTTTATTTAAAGATGATACTAATTCATCTACGTCTGAAAAAAGTTCTTTCTTAGCCATTATAATCCGTATTCGTCAAAGTTAAATAAATCCTGTTGCTTTTTTATCATATCCTTACCGATATCAGATATCTTCTCCGGCAGGAACACGCCATCGTTATCATCCACCCTCTCCATGAAATTTGACACATTCTCACTTAACAATATTGCGTTATCATTAGGTACTGATTTTAGATAAAGACCATCAATTGATCTACATCTTGAAAGAGCGGTATATATCTGACCAATCTCAAAAGCCCTGCTCATATCAACGAATATATTGTCTAATGTCATCCCCTGAACTTTATGAGAAGTGATAGCGTATCCTAATCTTAACGGATATTGAATAATATAACCACAAGACGTTCCTTCTAAAGATCCATCTACTTGCCTGTATTTTATTTTATCCCATTTTTCTTTAGTTATATAAACCTCACTTCCATCGGTAAGCTGAACCGATATATCGTCATCACATGGGTCTATATCTGTTACTACACCCATGGAGCCATTCACGTACCCATTACCGTTCCTTGTTATTATAACCTTAGCTCCTACTTTTATTATAAGTTCATCCTCGCATGGGGCTATAGGTTTTTCTCCGAAGATCTTCGCCTCGAATTTAAATACCTTATTATCTATCTTGTCAAGATTAGATTTGTTTATCTCATAAGCCTCCTTATTAGTTGAGCATATAACTATAGTGTCATTCATATTGTCAGGATACATGACCCTAGATTTAAGAATGGATTTAGATTCCTCGGTAATGACCCCGCATCTTATATCCTCTAATACAGATAAAAGTTGTGGATCTTTTTGACGGAATACCTTATCGAAGGTAACTACCGAGAACCCTGAGGCTCTTAATGCCTTTGACGAGAAAAAGAATCGGCTTTCATAATATTTATCAATAAAATCATCTGCGGTCACGACAGGAGGTAATTGCGACAGATCTCCGAACATAATCAGCCTAACTCCACCAAAAGGTTCCTTGCTTCGTTTACATTGTCTAAGTATATCGGCAACCTCATCAAGCAAATCGGGTCTTACCATACTAATCTCATCGATAACGATAGTATCAAGATTTTTGACCTTGCTTTTCATGAACGGACTTACATCAACCTTATTCGATAACATATTCCTCTCTACGGAGGGAATGTAAGGATCATTTTTTATAGCGAAGAAAGAGTGAATGGTTTGTCCTCCGGCGTTCAGGGCCGCAACACCAGTGGGGGCTACTATAACACATTTACCCAAGAACTTTACGATACGCCTCATGAACGTACTTTTACCACTACCAGCCCTACCGGTAATAAATAGATTCTCCCTAGTGGTGAAAATCTTTTTCAAGGCACGACCTTGCTCCACGTTTTTATCCACCGTCATAATATGACGAAGGAGGTCGTTTTCATTTTTAAAATCTTCTTTTACCATATCTTTTTAGGTTTATGGTACAAAGATACGAATAGTTATAATTAACTATTAAAAATAAATGTGAATAATATATAAATATTAAATTTTATATCTGATACTCAAATCATCCAGCTTTACTCATCTCGGACCCTTTTACCCCTAAAAAGACGTCTTTTATAAAATCTTCGGCGATGATTATATGCATTATCTTTCCTCTGTATGATAGTCTTAGGTGTCCGATAGTTACGTTCTTCCTGTCTTTGGCATTCGCTATTCCATTGTTTTTTTTTACCTCGTCATACAAATCGGATATACTCTTCTTACACATATCTAAGAACATGCTTATGTATCTATATATAGTTGATTGCGATATCTCATGCATACCTATTCCCGCAAGCTTCTTATTCAACTCATTAAGAAGATATGATACATTGAACTTAACTGTCTTTCTTTTAGTTACCTTATATATGTGATACACGTTTCTGGTTCTGGCTCTGAATATTATTTTGGAAAGGATTTTTACCCGATCAAGTTTCCGGCTTTTGTTAGCCATATTCCGTCTTTCGTCTGAGCTTAAATTCTTATCCAGACATTTGTATACGGATCTTTTCTTACCTACGAATATGTCTTTCGTATCCTCATTCTTCTTAGCCTTATACGAGTAGATCATGATATCAGATAAAGCTATTCTTATCTCGCCCTCGGCGTAAGCCTTAAGCGTCTTTAGTTGATAATCTGTATCCTCATGACAATTTTCAAGTACATGCCTGTAGCAGAAATAAGCTATACCATCAGATAAGATATCTATAAAATCATCGGTATTGATCTCAATACGATCACGATACCCTTTATTCATCCTATTCCTTAAAAATACATGCTTCTGAACGTTTATGATAGTAAGATAAGCTACTATCTGCTTGCACTTCTTTTCTATAACCATGCCGGAACCTCTTATATTATCTTTCTTGTTCGAATATTTTACGGCCGTAACCTTCTTCCCGTCCTTATTAGTTACAGGTTTGTAATCTACTGGGCAGACAAGTGATCCTGCCGGAAGCCTTAGGCATCCAAGCTCATCTTTTTTTGCTTGTATATCTTTTGGAATATATGCTTCGGTAAGAATCTTATCGAAATTTGATTTCATTTTATGTAAAAGTGCTACCTTTGTATCCATAATTTTTTATTTTGCTGCGAATATACGAGTTTCATCAATACGAAACAAGTTATTCGGATGGATGGGTAGCCTGTGAAGGTCGCCCATTTGTTGTTTAAGGAGGGTAGATGATGTCCGTAAAACGCTGTGCGCGTGAACGATGGTTTTTTCTCAACCTACTTGTTACGCGCGCGTTAATAGGTATATTTATTAAATATAATTAACTCTATAAACATATTCTACTTACTAATATCTCTATCCGTACACAGAACCTCTCCTGACGTCGAGTTCCTGTGTACTCCACTTAAAGTCTCTATTTAATAAAACATTGCTTTTTACCGCCAAGGTATGGTGCCGTCAGGTAGCATACCGCAGGCTAAACCTGGTAGAAACCGTATCCTATACCGGAAGCCGGAACCCCGGTAGGGGGATCGGGTGGAGCAAAAGCCAAAGAAGAAAAAGCGAGGTCTTGTGCGGTCGCTCACGCTCCGGCCGTCCGTATCTTCTACGGCAGGCCCCATGCCCCAAGGCCTCCCATTTCCCCTTGGCTTTATATCCCATAGCTTGGGAGGAAGGAATCCAAAGGGAAAAAGGTAAGGTCGTATTCGGTCGCTCACGCTCCGGCAGGCGAATATATCTCTACCGCCGTCCATGTCAATAGCGAACCTCTGGCGGCATTGTCCGGCATAACGGCGGTAGCCTTACCTTGGGTGCCCCATCGTGTCCCCCACCAATCTTTTTCCCTTTGGATGCCTTGGCTATGTCATGGGACGATAAAAAGCCAAAAAGAAAAAAGGAGTGGTCGCATCCCGTGAGGCAGGATAAGGATGTTCCCCGCCGTCCACGCGCATAGCGTACGTGAACTTCACTGCCCTTGCTATTGTAGCCAGCCGTAGACATACATGGCTTCATTCGTCCTACCCCACTAGCCTTTTCCCTTTGGATTCTCGTAAATACATGCTAGTCAGCATATATTATGTCGATTATGGCAAAATTTCTTGACAACGATATTTTTTTTAAGTAGTTTTGCTGAAAACTAATTTCATATGCCGGAACAGAGAAAAGCTTTCGTATTTGCGTTACCTTACGACACTAGACTGGATATGATCCAGCAGTTCTTAAGGATATACAACGGCTATCTGGATTCTAAGGGTAGAAGCTTGATTACCGAAAGGACGATAAACTTACTTTCTTTCTACATCAACTACGGATACTCGGATGATACCAGGGCTAAGTACATGGATTGTCATGGGCAGAAGGAGTCTTACATCGCTGTCCTTAACAATGAACTGAAGCGTGGTGGTTTTCTGGTGGACAAGAAGAACGGGAATTTCCGTACCCGTGAGCTGTCTATTGAGATGAGAAGCCTACGTAACTATTTCGTGCTTGACGGGGAGGGTGATGATACCCGTGTAATGGGATTCGTATTCAAGAGAAACAAATTGGATATCGATGGGTAGGAATCTTATTTCATTCGATAGGGATATCGTGGATGAGGTGGTAAGAAGATCTGATGGGAAGTTCACCAAACAACAGGTAGAGTGGTGCATGAAAGCATCCGTATCTTACATCCATCATCTAGCTAGGTATACTGACAATATATCTATCAGAATCCCGTTTATCGGATACGTTATATGCAATCTCCGAGAGATGCGGGTAAGGCGTGATAAGATACGCCGGATATTTGTCAAGGAAGGTAATCGTTATCCGGATGAAAGGATGCCTATTGAGCTTGATTGTCTGGATAAGAAGATTAAGGCGATAGAGGATATGGAGGGGTTGAAGAACGGAGATCCTCTTATACGTGATAACCATGAGGCCATGTATCAATGTCGGTATGGAATGACATGGGAACAATTACAGGATTTTCAACAAAAACAATTTAAGAAATAATATGCAAACAATCGGTAAAGCCCAAGTGATAGCCCAAGCTTGGGAAGACAGTTTATTGGGTAGGATTCCTAAGGATGAGAAGGATTATCCGGAGTGGTACAAGAATCGTCTTGATTTATGCAAGAAATGTCCTAAGAACTCTTCTAATATATCTTTCTTTAAGTTACCAGCTAAGGTATTGCTTCAAAGATTGATGGGAAGACAGGCATGTTCGTTGTGTGGTTGTTTTATCAAGGAGAAGGCTTGGATGAAGACCGAGGTATGTCCGTTGAAGTTCGTAGAAGGAGAGAAAGCCAAATGGAATGCTATGGAGGTGATAACAGCCGATCATAACGATTTTAATATCGAGTGCCCTAACGATGCCTTTGATATAGGACTTACGGATGATGAGAGTGAGTTTTATTTAAATATTTTTGATCAGAAAATAGGTGATAAGATAGAAATCGTGTTATTTATCACCCATAAAGATGGTTTCCATGTCAAGGAGCATCATCTTGGATGTGGATGTATGGGAGATGTATCATATAACAAACATCCTGACAATGAGAATAGAACTATATTTAGGATGACGTTGGATACCTCAAAATATACGGAAGGTCATTTTGAGAAACATTTATCCCTCATGGGTTATACGAAGGATGATCCTGAACGTAATTTCAAACATTTCCCGCTACGTATTATAGGTGAGGCTTATAAGTAAATACCATGAGGAGTCCCGTAAGAAGTAAGATAGATGATCGTATCCATGCCCTTATTGTCATGGAAGTCGGTTGCCGTGAGTTACCCGAATATTCGCTGGGTGATATACTTTACTCCGCTTTAAGGAGAGTTGCTAGGGCTAATGGTGGTAATGTACGCTTCTTGCGGGATATTAGTACCAGAGATCTATTGAGGTCTATAGACCAAAGCATCAGTGATGAGATTGAGTTAAACAACAATGATTATAATGCGTAATATGGAAGATAAAGATATAAAAACAGAGATTAGAGATTATCTTAAAGAAGAGGCGGATACTCATATAAGGCATTGGATAGCTATAAAACGTGAGAGCAAGCGTCTGTATAGCGAGATTGAGGATAGGACTAAGAAGATAGCCCTTAAATCATCTTCATTGATAAAAGATGAGGATTTTGTCGTTCTTCATGAGATGACCCATAAGATACAGATGTTGAATATAGAGGCTGTAAAAGTCAATTCTAGGTTGATGTTCATAATCCAATTGGCTACCAGCTTCGGTATGGATCTGGATTTAGATACGACATATGCGTCCACCGCCAAGAGCATTATAGAAGACAGAACATCTGGATTCGTGTTTTATGATGACAAGGAACGTCTGAGATACGCTGACAAGGAGCTTGAGGATATGTTCCATGACATGAGCGTGACGGAAGTAAGTAAGATCGGGGTTGTTCAATCTTATGAGCTTCTTATGAAGCAGTATAATGAATTTAAGGAATTAAAAGAAAATGCCACAGGGAAGACGAAAGCCGACGAGTAAGGATGTCGATCGGGTCAATGATAATCTTGAGGTCATAGCTAAGGCCATAAACGATGCTAAGGTTTATATTGATAAGCATCCTTGGGATAAGGAGAAAGCGGAGGATATGGCTAAGGCTTTTGATTTTATATCTAAGTTAATAGACAAGATCAATACATGGAATGAGTCGTATATGGAAAAAAGCGGGATCATGGACGTGTATAGATCTATAAATGATGTCCAGAAGAAGGAGCGTAAGGGTCAGGTATCTGGAGGTATTGAATCGGTTTTAAAGACTATGAGATCATGAGTATAAGCACGAGTCCGGAATTTTACGTAAACATGAAAAATCCTCCTGTATGGAACGATCTGTTCGGTTGGGATGATCAGGATGACGATGTTAAGCAGTTCTTTACAGAAGAGGCTTATAAGGTCAAGTACGGGGTGACTATCAATGGTACGTTCATCCCCCCATGGCTTTATTGGCATATTAATTTCTTTCCCGTATTCCAGGATCTTCCAAGCGGGGAACGTGTGCCTGCCATCAGTCGTTTGCGTGACAATGAATGGTTTTTCGCCGAGATGTACCAACGTGCCCGTATGGAGAAGAAAGGGTTGGGAATGTTTGGTACCCGTCGTTTCGGGAAGGCTCTTCTGGACTCGGAGCTTATATATACTCCTTATGGTCCCAAGAAAATAGGATTCGCCGATATAGGCGATGTCATATACGGTGATGACGGGAATCTTACTACCATAGTGGGCGTATATCCTCAGGGATTCGTTGATACGTACAAAGTGACCTTTGAGGACGGTCGCAGCGTGGTGTGTTGCGGGCAGCACCAGTGGAAGGTCAAGTATCATGGTGATTATAAGGTTATGAGCACTATGGGTATCATCCATTCTGACTTCTCCAAAATGACTATAGATATTGGGGAGGCGGTTGATTTCCCTGAGCGGCGGTGGCTGATGTCGCCCCAGCTCCTCGGGTCTCTGACCGCCTCTTTTCTTTGTGGAGCTACCGACAGGATTTTCGAGTTAAGCAATAAGGAGATGGATGATATCATTTATTCATCCAAAAAACAAAAAGAGTTATTTATAAGCTCATTCATGAAGATCGCTTGTGGTATAAATACCGGTGATGATCGTTTTAAGGTTGTTTATAAAAGCGAGTATATTATATCCTTTGTAAGGAAAATATTTTGGTCTATGGGGTATTATTGTGTCATGGATGGTGACGATATGTATATATCTAAGACCCACGATAGGCTTAGGATATCTGATATAGATTATTACGGTAGATATAAGGCTACTTGTATTGAGGTTGATAATAAGTCGCATCAGTTTCTTACTACTAATTTTATCGTGTCTCATAATACAACTATCATGGCATCTATTCTCCAGATGAATGCCACTATGACAATTGGGCTTAGTCATTCCGTGGTAGGTTTCAGTGATACCGATTTATCTTATATTGGAGAGTATTGTGAGTATGGTATGGATCATATTCATCCTTTTTTTAGGGTTAACAGGACAAAGACTGATTGGAGTTCTGGCGTTGTTTTAGGTAAACGTATGTCGAATGGTATTCTTAATGTTCATGCTACTATATCTATAGCCAATATTAATATGGGTAGAAAAACATCTACTCAAAAAACTGCTGGATTAACACCATATACAGCTATTTTCGACGAGGTAGGAAAGGGTCCTATAAAGAAACCGTATACGGCCGCCATGCCGTCCTACGACACGCCTTATGGTTGGCGTCTAAGTCCTATCTTGGCTGGCACCGGAGGTGAGGTAGAACTATCCAAGGATGCTCAGGAGATGTTTTCTGATCCTGAGACATATAATCTTCTGGTTATGGACTGGGATATCCTTAATAGAAGGGCCATGAAATGGAAAACATGGAAAGAACGGAAATGGGCGATGTTCGTTCCTGGTCAGATGTCTATATCAGGTATTAAGAAGACCATAGGGTTAGGAGATTATTTAGGAAAGCCTGATGATAAGAAGCTTAATAAGATCAAGATTGACGCTACGGATTTCGAGGCTAGCACCAATAAACTTAATGAGGATAGGAAGATGCTGTCCACAAAGGACAGGGTGGCATATACCTCACATACCATGTTCTATCCTTTTACTATCGATGACTGTTTTTTAAGTTCTTCTCAAAACCTGTTCCCGGTCGAGTACGCTATCAAGCATAAGAACGATCTTCTTGAGTCGGGTCAATATAGTGGCATGCTGTGTGATGTTTTTCTTGAATCGGGCAATAAGCTTGGTACTACAAAATCTAATAAACAGCTAGCTGGTTTTCCGTTTAGTGGGGGTGTTATTGACACTCCTGTCCAGATATTCGAGATGCCTCAATCTAATAGGTTTGATGATTTTATTTATGTGGCAGGATGTATGCCTCCAGGAGAAGTTGTTCTTACAGATAGCGGATGGAAGAAGGTAGAAGACGTAAGGATGGAAGATAGACTAGTTTGTATGGATGGAGGCTATCATGATATAGAGTGTATTATGATCCTTGATAAGGAGGATTATGATGTATATACGTTCAAGCTTAGTAATACGTTCAGAGAATTGACATTTACGAAGGAACATCCGTTATGGGTGTCTAAGGGTGTATCTAGGCATGGGTATGCCATAGATGAGGATAGATTTGAGTTCGAGTTTGTGGAGGCACGAGATATTAGAGAGGGATATTGGACGGCCATCCCTAACGTATATAGGAAAGAGATAAGAAACGATGATAAATGCTTCCATGGATTATACGATAATATCGATTTTTGGTGGATGATTGGTTTATGGATTGGAGATGGATGTCTTGATGACTATCATGTGATATTCTCCGTAAACAAGACTGAGAAGGATATAGTAGATAGGCTTGATCGTATATTTACGAATATTATTCCTTGCGTCCATAGTTATAGCGATGGAGATGGGTGTTACCGTTATAGTGCGAACAATGTAGATTTGATGGAATGGATAAGATCTAATCTAGGATCAGGAAGCCTTGGGAAATGGATACCGGAGTGGATAAAATATATGCCACAAGCGAACAAATGGGCGCTCGTACATGGTTATCTGGATTCAGACGGATCCATTACCAGAGATAAGAGAGGATATTACACGATGGAGTTTGTAAGTGTAAACCTTGGTCTTATGGAGGGTTTTCAGCATATACTTTTTTCGCTTGGAGTAGTATCAGGTATATCGAAGATGAGGGAATCCATGGTGATGAGTATAGCTGGAAGGGATGTGAATACGCATGATACTTATCATCTTCGTCTTGGTAATATGGATACAATACTGGTAAAGGATTCTATCATTAAGTGTGATATATCATCCTTTAAGCTTGAAAAGATAATCAATGGGATAAGAAGGAGAAGAAAGAACACAGGCTGCTTTATATCGAAGGACGGTGATAAGATATACTTGAAGATAAAGAGGATAACGGATAAAAAATATACAGGTCAAGTATACAATTTTACTGATGATTGTCATAACTATATGTGTATGAATATGTTAGTATCAAATTGCGACCCCTATAAGCAAGCGAAGTCTGATACCCCTTCATTAGGTGCTTTTTATGTATTCAAAAGGCGTGTTGGTATTCGAGATCCTTATGCCTATAGAATAGTTGCCTCTTACGTATCCCGCCCATCATCCATAGATCAGTTTTGCCGTACTTGTGAGGTGCTTCAGAAGGGATATGGTGCTATATGTCTTATGGAGAACGCTGACCAGATGTATGAGCAGTATCTTAACCGTAAAAGCGGTATGCCAGCGTCTTTCTTCTTATTCGCTGGCGAGGCTATAGCCAATAAGTATGTGAAGGCCGGCTCCCGGCAGAACAGTAAGCTGGGGCTATACCCGACCCCCGGCAACCAGAACCTGCTATTCTCGTGCGTCGTGGATTATTGCTGGCAGGATTTCGTTATTGGTTATGATGATAGTACCGGTCTTGATATAACTGTCAAGGGTATTGAGCTGATCGATGATATAGCCCTATTGGATGAGATAATACAGTACAAGCCCGGATTGAATGTCGATAGGATAATAGCCTTCGGGCATGCGTTGGTTCTCGCCAGATATTTTGACGATAACAATTACATGCCTAAATCGAAGATCGAGGAGATGAATAATGCCCGCAAGGAAGACGCTTATAAACACCATGAGGTATATGCCTCTGCCTTTGGATCGGTATCTATAGGAGCTTTTAGGTAAATGAATGTCAATTAAACGCCTATCTTTGTTGTAAATAAAATTGAATAATCATGGAAGTGTTTAATAGAGATCATTCGTTTCCAGCAAAAGGAGCGTTATTAGGATTACCTCCTCAGGCTATTTCCACGAAGAAAAAAAATAAGAAATGGAAAGAGGATTGTATGGATGCTCTTGAGGCGATAGGATTGAAACAGTATGATCGTAACCAAATGTACCGTGACTATTATCTGATGGCGGATGGTAAGTTGTCTTTTATGGAGATGGCGGATGTTATCCCTCAGCTAAGGAACGTGCAGAAGCTAAGGAGCGATATAAGGATACCTTCTTTCTTGAAGCATTATGATATCATAGGTGGTATCGTAAACGCCTTTGAGGGATGGCTGACAAACCTACAGGATAAGTATACGGTTAATGAGGTAGGTGATATGGCTATAAGTGAGTATGAGGATACGATGTCAAACTTACTTCATCGTCATATACAAGAACAGTGGGATATTATCGTCAATCAGCGTCTTGTGGAGGCTGGTCTTGATCCTACGTACAATGAGTTTAACTCTGAGGAGGAGCGTCAGGCTTATGTTCAGCAAATCCAACAGGCCAAGACGTCTATGACCCCTGATGATATCCAGAGGTTCATGAGCACAAGATGGAAGACGCAGGCGGCGGTATGGGGGGATCATACGATCGAGGCTGACCGTAGCCGGTTTTATATGGATGAGCTTGACAGGGAGAATTACCGGGATCGTCTTCTTAGCGGAAAGATGTTCCGGAACCATTTCGTTGGCTTCGACTATTATCGTCCGGAGGTATGGAGTCCGATGGAGGTTTTCCATCCTGATGTGAAATACCCGCAATATGGATCTTATGTAGGTCGTCTTCATTATTACGAGGGTGTCGAGTTGATATCAAGATACGGCCATAAGATGACAGCCAAGGACAAGCGTCGGATTATGGGAGGTGATGATGATTATGAGGGATGGATATCTAATGACGGCGCTAGGTATGATTGGAAGAAAAAGAAACCGTCTATTACCGGTATGTATGAGAATGAGGTTATTCCATGGAAGGGATACCATGACTATGAGTCTATAGTCGCCGCTGAGGACTATTATGGTGTGCCGATGGGAGAGTACCATACCTTCGGACCTGACGGGGAGGAACACACCCAACCCCGCTTCTTGCCCCGCTTCCATCCCTTTGGATATTTCAACTCCGGTATGGCCGATGGTAAGAGATATGAGATAGACTCTCGCCTTTTTAGGGTTATGGAAGGATATTGGGTATCCATGAAACCGGTATTCTTAATAACTTATATGACAGAGACCGGGATGGTTGATCAGGAACTTGTAACCGATGAGTTGCTCCCGGAATTCTTGGAGAAGAATGGCATAAAGAAAGTAAAGAGGGTCATGGCAGAAGCCGTCAGTGATCCTGAGGTGAACACCTATATCTTGGAGTATGTCCCTGAGGTTAGGTTTGGCGTTAAGATCACCGGAGGTAATTTAATGGATAAGCCTATATATATTGGTGGGGATCCAATACCTCATCAGATACATGGTGATAGCAGTCTGTATGATTATGTCATTCCGGTTTCTGGATTTATAGGGGCTAGTCTCGCTGATCGCATACAGCCGTTCCAGATGATGTATAACCTTGCTATGAACCAGCTATACAATAACGCCGAGAAGGAGATCGGTAAGTTCTTCTTAGGCGACTTAGGATTCCTGCCTACGGAATATAAGGATATGATGGACAAGAAGGGAGCTTTGGCTACTTTTATGCAGATTGTTAAGTCCGTCTCATTTATGGGTGTAGGTGGTAATGACACAAACAATCCTTACCAGAATCCGCAGATGAGCAGCATATATAATCAGTTCGGTGTATATGATCTTACTAATACGGATCAGATAAGATCCCGTATGGAAATGGCGTCTTACGCCTATATGATGGCTTATAGGATGATAGGTATATCCGAGCAAGCGATGGGTCAGTCAACTAGATACGAGAGTTCTACGGGCGTAAAACAGGGAGTTAACGCTACTATGCTACAGACCCAGACTTACTTTAATGATTTCGATGACTTCAAGAAACGGACATTGGATATTCATCTAGCCGTGGCTCAAGTATGCCAGAAGGAAGGATACGATTGGACCGTGATGTACAGGAACAGCGATCTGTCCTTGGCTTACGTCAGTCTTACGGATAATAGCTTGTCGTTACGTCATCTTAATGTTATGGCTGTCTCTAATTCCAAGAAACGTCTGGAATTGGAGAATTTGAAGCAATATATATTACAGACGAATACTTTGGGCAATGACTTGCTTGATATCACTAGAATGATGAATGCCAACTCGACGGCTGAGATGAATCAGATAGGAAGGGATGCCAGATCTTACGCAGATCGTGTAAGACAGGAGGAGTACCAGAATCAACAACGACTTGTACAGCAAAAAGCCGAGGCCGATCAACAGACCCGTAATGACGAGCATGAGAAGGAGAAGGAGCTGGCTTATATCAAGGGTAACTTCGATTTACGGGGTAAGAGCATAATGGCCGCCGGTCAAGCGGCTAGGACACAAGATAACGAAGAGGGTATGGATTATGTGGAAGCTATAGCGGATCGAGCCTTGAAGGAAAGGGATCTGGATATCCGTGAGGAGGATATGAGAACCAGACAGGCTAATGCCGAGGCTGAGCGAAGATCTCGTGAGGAGATAGAGAAAAGGAAGTTGGAATTAAAGGAAAAGGGGATAGATGCTAGGAACAAACGTTCTGATACAGATAGGTTTACGTCAATAATAAACAAGAATTGATTACAAGTTTTGTAAATATTTTTACAAAATCTGTAATCATTTTGGCGTAAAATTCTGTCATATACTATAATGGGTTTGATTTAATTGGTAATTGGATTAATAATACTTTTGTAAAAAGCAAAAAAGGAAATTGTATGAATGACATGGGTGATTTCGCTAAAGGTTTTAAGACCATGAGTGTCGAGGAACTTTTTTACCGTGGTGACGGTGATGGCGATAAGAATAATATCGAGGGTAAATATGATAAGGATGGTAACCCTATAGGTGATACCAATAAAGAGCCTGCCGACGGCGGAGCGGCTGAAGGTGGCGGGGATAAGGGCGGCGACGCTACCAACCCAGACCCGGATTCCTTTGGCGAAGGCGGTACTGATAATAATGTAGTATCAGGATTTAATGGAAAATCTTTCTTGGAGAAGATGGCCGCCAGAGGTATTATTGACAGTATCGATAACCTTGATATTATGGTAGATGATAAGCCAGTCGATCTTTCTACTATCACGAGAGAGGATGATTTACTCGATATAGTGGAGGGATTGATCAAGGATAAGTCCGATGAGTTGCTGAAGGATAAGGTTGATACCGGTTCTATGTCTGACTTTATGAAGAAGATGATAGAGGTGGATAAGGCCGGTGGTAACGTTGGCCAACTATTAAGCCAATATCAGAGTATTCAGGCTCCGTTGGATAACCTTGATATGAGTAATAAAAATGATCAGCTTGCGGTTATCCAGCATTATTATAAGATGTTGGGTATGCCGGAAGATGAGATAAAGGATAATATGGAAATGATGATTGGTAAAGGCGATGAGTTTATCGAGTCTAAGGCCAATAAGTTTCATGATATCCTGAAAAAGGAGATGGATAACCTTATCGAGGAGGAGAAAAAGAAGTCCGAGAAAAGGAGACAGGAGTTAGTTGAGCAGATGAAAGTCTATAAGAAAGGTCTAAAGACATCTATAAGCTCAGGATTTCAGTTGACTGATACGATGATAGGTAAGGCTGTCGATTTCGTTACCAAGCCGATAGACAATCAAGGTCATACGGCTATAGATAAAGCTTATTCGGAGGCTATCAAGAATCCGGACATGGCCGCTGATTTGGCCTTGTTCTTGATGAATAAGGACGAGTTCCTTAAACAGAAGACTAACAAGGCTAAGATGGAGGTCAATAAGAAGACCATCACTCTTCTTTCTGGCAATAAGGGAGGAAAGCAGAATAAGACTAATATCGATAACGATACTATAGAAGCTAACTTCCTTGATCTGAGTGGATCAAAGAGTGTATAACATTAAAAATAAATAGAGATGAATCCATTTTTGACAAAAAGTTTCCCGGCTACCGTGAATGGCGATAACGTTATTGCCTTTACCGATGCCAAGAACTATAAGACTTCGCTTGTAGAGCATAACTTAGGCTCATTGGCGAGCTGGTATTATGAGGATCCGGATAAGAATCATTTGGGTCTTTTGAATCTGTTCTCTAATATCGCTAATTACCCTGTACCGATGTATATGGGTATGATTAATAACGGCGCTACGATCTCCGTTAACGGTATTGGAGCTTCTTTCCGTTATGATCTTCCTGTTACAAAGACATTTGCTGTCGTTACGGCAGAGGATACTTCAGGTCATCACCTGAAACCTGGTATTGATGGTAGCTTGTTTGATATCGTTTTGAATACCTCTGAGTTTACGGCTTATGATGTCATCACCTATGACGCCGCTAACGGCTGTAATATCCTTATCTCAGGTGAGATCCCGTCTAAGACAGAAGGTGATTTGACACGTTATTGGGGTCGTGTTATCGGCGGAAAGGCTAAATACTTCCCTAAAGAGAAATTACGTCCTGGTATCCGTTATTGGAAGATCGGTCATGCTCTTGGTGAGTATAGCACCCAGTTCTCTAAGGTATCTGGAGCTGACAAGGCCGGTTCCATGACCTGTGAGTTCCGTTTAGGAAACCACCGTGGTGTTGAAGGAGAGACAACTATGTATGCTGGTATGAAATCCATGCAGGCCGCCCAGAACAGCACTTCAGAGTTTGTGGAGACCGCTCTTCGCCGTATGAATGCCATGAGAAGTGAATATGAGGGCAATATTCCTGATCTGGCTATTATCGGTAGAACTGTTAATGGTAGACTTGATTTGCGTACGGCCAAAGTAGCGTCTACGTTGGAGGTGTTCTGTATGGCTGAGTTGGTTAAGTTGGAGGCCAGGCAGTTGATGTGGCAAGAAGGTGGTATTATCATGGATCAAAATGGTCCTATCCATTTGAATGAAGGTATCTATCGTCAGCTTCGCCGTGGTTACACTATCTACTATAGCCGTCCGATGGGTATTACTAAGGACACGCTTATGGCTGCCGCATCTTATATTTTCCGTGGACGTCAGGATCTTCCTATTACGGAACGTAAGATTAAGTTCAAGGTAGGAGCTATGGCTATGATCAATTTAGAGAAGTTGATCAGGGAATCGTTCTTCACTACCTTGCAGAACTTAAGCTGGGGTATGGGAAGCGATAGGATGTTGCCTTCTAACCCTATCTCTGGTACTAATGACGCCATGATCTTAGGTCCGGTTCAGGTTAAGGGAGCTTTCATCCCGGGCATCGGTAATGTTGAGTTCGAGCACGATCCTTCTTTGGATTACGCTGACATGACAGATCGTAGCGAGTTAGTGAATGGCATGTATCCTAGATCTTCTTATTCTTGTATTATCGAGAATATCACTGACGCTGGATCAACTAACGCATATTCCGCTATTCCTAATACGGCTAACGCTAAGTTAGGTAATATGAATAACAACGTATTCTATATCAAGCCAGAAGGTGTAAGCATGTGGTGGGGTTATGAGTACGGTCGTTGGGCACACAAAGCTAACGGTAATGAGATCGTATCATCCTTGCCGGGCATGAAAGAGCAATTCTGGTGTCATTCCGCTTCCGCAGCATGGGTTATGGATAACAGTAAGTTCTTGATTATCGAGCTTCAACCGAACTACTTCGGCTAAGTTTTTTATAAAATAGGTTCGATTCTTCCTATAAGTCTTTATCCTTATGGAGGAATTGAACCACTGTTCCTTCTTTAATCAATAATGTTTATTTCAAACATTTAATGATTCTATATTTTTAGTATATTTACTGTATGAAATTAACATTACAGATCAAATTGCTCCCAACATACGAGCAGGTCGAAATATTGAAAGATACATTTGGTGTTTTCAACGAGGCCTGCAACGTTATTTCTCAGATAGCGTGGGAACGATGTGTGTTTAAACAGTTTGATCTACATAAGGAGGTTTATTGTTTAATAAAGGAGACGTATCATTTATCTTCTCAACTTGTAGTACATGCTATCAGTAAGGTCGCAAATGCGTATAAGTCATATAGAAATAAAAAAAGATATTTTCGTAAGTTAGGATCTATCACATATGATAGGCGTGTTTTATCTTACAAAATTTCCAAATCTATATGTTCTATATCGCTTATTAAAGGACGTGAGAAAATAGCATATATATGTTATCGTCCTCATCTTATGCAATTCGCAAAAGGAGAAGCTGACTTAGTTTTTATTAGGGGTAAGTTTTATATCTATCAAACGATAGAAATACCAGATGAGAGAGAAAATGATGTAGATGATTTTATTGGTGTTGATATGGGGATTACAGATATTGTTTCTATATCTGACGGAACCAATATTTCTTCTAATGAGGTCAAGAATATACGAGACAAATATAATAAGGTGAGAGCTTCCATCCAGTCCAAAGGCACTCGCAACTGTCATAAGTTGCTGAAACGGTTGAGAGGACGTGAGGGAGGATTTGCTACCATTGTGAATCATAGTATCAGCAAATGGCTTGTTGCGAAGGCTAAGAAAGAAAATAAGGGTATCGCTATTGAGGATCTTAAGAATATTCGATTTGGTATGAACTCTAAGAAACGAAACAAAACATTCCGAAGGAGAAGTAACTCGTGGAGTTTTTATCAGCTTCGTTCCTTTCTTGAATATAAATGTAAGATGAATGGAGTTAAGATCATTGCCGTCCCTCCGGCTTATACCTCGCAAACATGCCATGAATGCAAACATATAGGTATTCGAAATGGGAAGCGATTTCACTGTAAATATTGTGGCAATATTGCGGATGCGGATATTAATGCCGCTATGAATATTGCTACATGGGGGTATGTAAACACCCATGAAAGATGGGAATTGTTATCGTGTTCTATACATGATGATGTTTCTACGTCTAAAACCCATAAATCTTTAGTTTATGGGTAGTTTACATATGTAATTTGGTTTTTATAGAAGAGAATATTCTTATTCTTTTTTTTTAGGAAAGTAACGCAAAAAAATAAGGAAATGAAAGAAATTTTAAAATCAAGGAAGGTATTGGCCGAGGTAAACGGTTTCAATATCATGTCAGATACCTTATATGAGGTTGTAGGCAAACACGATGGAAGTGCTCCTCAGGCCTTTCAAGACGCTAATATAGCTAAAGCTCCGTTCCCGGAGAACGCCACTCACGTATGTTGCCCTTGGGATGATTTCTCCAAGGCCTATAACACCGGTTTTTATCCAAGATCAAGATGCTATAATGGTCTTGACAAGAATGAGATCGACAGGCTCGTCAAACAGCGGGTAGATAATATCATGAAGCCTTTCGAGGAAATGTCGCAGATGGATCTATCTCAAACCAATTTAGAATTTTGGGATGACGCTAAGGATAAGATCTTCATGGGTAAGGTTTATAATACGGCTAATACCGTAGATCTATTTTATTTATATTTGGCTGTATTTTCCGGCATGTTGACTCCTCAGGAAATGGATGGCGATCCTGTCTTCATGAACTCCATGTTCTGTTTCGTGGAGAAAGACAATATGAAGGATTTCGTCCAGCAGCGTGAGATCAATAAGATGAACATCAGCTATAAGTTTATCAGCGCCCTTAAGAAAGGTGGAGACGATCGTCAGGCTGTCATCGATCTTCTTCTTTACATCGGTATCGTAACTCGCCCGGATTTCACGGAGGATGAGTATTATACAGGATCTCTATCAAACTGGATGAATGAGAAGAAGACCAATGTTGATTATCTGCTTGATATCTGGGATCGGTCATTGGAAGGTGATTTCAAGGAAGTTCTTGAGTTTTACCGTATCGTAAACGTCCTTCAACGAAATGGTCGTATCAATATGACTCCATCCGGATTACAATATAATGGCCAGATCATAGGACCTGACGTTCGGACATCCGCTGAGTTCTTGGCTACCAAGAAAGACTTTATTGACATAAAGGCTAATGTATTGGATGAGTATGAGGAGATCATATCTATGTCTAATATCGATGATAAGTCCAAGACCAAGAAGGTTAAGGATATTAAGAAGAAGGATGACGTAGAGGAAGGTGATAAGGTTAAGGAGGAATAACGATGACAATCCAAGAAGCGTATCTAAGGTCTTTGCAGAAGAACGAGCAGAATCTGGCCAATGGCGGGATTAAGCTGGATCCGGGAAGGTTCGTGCTGTTGTTCAACGAGGCCCAAGACCGGTTAGTTAAGTACTATCTAAATAGGAAGGATGACGAGACTATACGCTCCATCCAAAACCTTCTTGTTTATTGGATGTCGTTGGATAATGCGGGTAGGATGGATGACCCTGAGTCTACGTCCTTTAACTTACCTGACGACTATCTATGGTTCTCTAACATAAAAGGAGTTTTCTCATACAAAGGGTGTGAGGCCACTGATTTCGTTATGTGGGAGGCTAAGAACGAGAATATCCATGAGCTTCTTGGAGACGAGAATAACCGTCCTTCCTATGACTACCGTGAGACATTCTACTCCATAGGGAACGGGAAGGTTGTGGTCTACGAGTCAGGCTTCCGTACCGAGGAGGTTAAAATGACGTACTACCGCCGTCCTGTCAGGGTGGACCTGTCTGGGTATATCAACGCCGCCGGTATCCAATCCACGGACATCGACCCGGAGCTGCCCGATCCTTTGGTGGAGGAGATTCTGGATATGGTAGCTAAACAATTCAACCTTAATGAGAATGAATTGTATAGATATAGAATGGATAAGGATAATGTGGCTTCCTTTAAATAAACAACGTTAGTTTGATAGAAAGACCTGCCTAGAAATAGGCGGGTCTTTTTTTTATTTCATGGTATGTGTGTTTTTGCTTTTTTATTCCTATATTTGCATAATATTTAATTGTGTAAAATATTATGATATGATTTCAAGTAGTAAAATTTTATTCGGTGTACCTATTAGATGTGATGAAGAAACATCATTTATGTCTTTGACTGACTTGCAAGAGGCTTATTTAAGAAAGAGGATCGTAGAAGGATGGAGTGATAAGAGGATAGAGGGAATTTTATCCAATAGGAATAGTTCTGAGCGTATATATTATGTTATAAAAGACAAGTATATAAGAGGTATATCTTTATCAAGTTTTATTAATGACGTAAACAATACCTCTCTTGTCAAGACATTAAAATCGCTTGGGGTGTATAAATCTACCGGTAGAGGATCGAATAGGTTGGTTATGTGTGCTAAAGAGATATGGATGATGGTCGCCATGGAATTACATCCATCTATATATAATGAATGTATAAAAATGTTTGGAAGATCAGATATAAGCAATGACGCTATTATATATATAAGGGGAGGAAACGAGTATAGTGATATGTATAGGTATCTGTCTTCATTTTTTAGCTCCGATGATATTGAGAGAATAATTTTTGCTATAAATAAGACTGTTACCGGTGAATGTGATAAGTTTTTATACACCAAGCAAGAATCGGAAAGGATTGTTTGTATTCAAAAGGATATATGTAAGTTTATAAAAATGGGTATATTCGAATCTGTCGATGATATAATTGATATATTGGTAAATGATGTAGATGATGATCATGATTGTAATATATTCACCTATTTGGCTGTCGATGGTTTAAGTAAGGATATTAAAATAGGTAAGACGTTTAATGTAAAGAAGAGAGAGAGGGATTTAAGATGCGCTAATCCAAGGTTAAGTATCATAGCTTGTGTAAAAGGTGATATAGAGAGATGTTTGCATGATAAGTTTTCCGACAAGAGGATTTCAGGAGAGTGGTTTTCATTGTCATCTAATGATGTTGATAATATTATAAATGAATATGGATTTGTTTTAATAGAGTAGCTTTACAAAAAATGTAATCCGTATTAATATTTATATACTCATGGCTGTACTTTATTGTCGTGATCGTCTTTATTATTATGTTTGCGTTAGGTAAATAATTTTTTTAAACTAAATATTGATAATATGTTGCACAGACCGCAAGACCGGGTACTTTTCGTATCCCCACACGCTAAGATGGTGGATGTTGATTCCATCTTCTTGAAGGAAGGACAGATCGGTATTTACGATACTAAAGATACTTCCGAGAACGGTTGTAAGGCCGTTACTGATTTTACCGGTAAGCCTCGTAATGATAAGCGTTATGAGATCCGTATCGGTCGTAATGAACAAGCGGCTTCCCGCTCTATATATGATAAGGATTTTTCCACGCCGTTATTCTCTTTGAACGAGATCACGGAGATCTACGCTTCTTGGCCGAAGAAAGATCATGCTTATGTCGATGATGTTATCTTAGGATACAACGGTGTGTCTGATGACACGGCTTTCTCCGTATCCAAGGGCGACCGTATCGCTATCCGCTTGGTTCTCGCTGGTCGTGCCTTTGAGCTTCTTGGCTATGAGGAGGGTCGTGTTGAGATCAATGACGCCATTCTTTTGGATGATTGTGATAATACGCCAAATCAATGCGAGGAGTGCGATCCTTGCGAGGAGGTTGATTTGTTACCCGCCGTATTGAAGTGTATCGAGCGGATGAAGAACCAGCCTATCGCTGGAGGTGGTAAGTTATCTGATTATATCGATATTACTCCTGTTACAAGATGCACCAACGAGGCTACTGAGCCTGATACGGAGGATGTCAATTTCTATTGCATGGAGGTATGCGATACTGGTGATGATCTGGCCTTGGCTGAGGTTCGCGCCCAATATCCGGGGTTGAAGATCGTACGAGAGACTATTGAGGGTAGCATGTCACGTTATAAGGTTATGAAGAAAGGCGCTAAACCGGCTGATTATACTCAACGTCTTATCTCTATCATGAAAGGATGTACGGATTGTCCTCCTAACTATACCGAGATTAAGGGTGGTTATCTGTATTCTATCTCCTTGGAGGATGACGGTGTCGATATGTCTACTACGGTGGAGTCATTGCCTAACGTTGTAGCCGATACGGTTAACAAGATGAGTCAGATCAAGGGATCAGGTTTGTATATCGCCGCTACTTCAAAGAAATTGACGGATGAGGAGATCTCTACTTTCGTGGAGGCTAATCCTACGGCTATCATCTACTACGTGGCTAAGACATCCGATATGTGCGAGAATCCTACGGTTCGTACCGCTTCTTGGTCAGCTTGTGGTTCTTGTAAGGTATCCACCGAGAAGTATTATATCACGATCCCGGATGATGAGTGCGGGAACAGTGCTTTGGAGGAAATCAAACAGGCTTTCCCGGAACTGGGGATCACTGACTACGGTACTCCTGCGGCTTGCCAGCATAGCTTCCAGACAACGGTATATACTAACATGTTGTGTGATGAGTGCGACAAGGTGTTCGAGGGATTCTTCACCAGCGAGGCTCCGGTGTCTTACCGCAACCGTATGTGGAAGAAATTGGAGTCGGCTCAGGAACTTGGCACGAATTGCAAGTGCGGTATCCGTTTCCGTGGTAAGGAAATGTTATTATCTCCGTCAGAGTGCTTGATGGATAAAATGACTTATGTAGAGGATAGCGTTGAGATCGTTGGCGCTAGCGGCGGTTATCCTGATTCTCTTGACGAGGGGTCTCCTATCTGGTGGGATCAACTTCATTTCGAGAGACTGTCCAGCAAAGCCCCGCGCACTCACGTAGGCGGCAATATGATGGATGACGAGTTGAAGGGATATGCTCACTTCAATGGATTCCCGAAACATCAGGATTTCATGGGACGGACGTTCATGAATGAATACAGCCGTGTTGAGCAAACAGCCCAATACGTGGACTTCCAGATCACGATTAATCCTCATAGGTACTCTCAAGGATTCGGAAAGGTTATCGCCGACGATCCGGTTAATTTGATCTTACGTGTACGCTATGGCGCTCATGAGGGTGTTCAGGAGATGATTAACATGATCGGGGCGGCCGCTGGTCTTGGCCCGGCCATCGTAACTGAGCCGAAATAAAGAACCTTTTTTGCGTTCATATATTTCCTAAAGGGGAGAGATTCAATTCTCTTCCCTTTTTTGTTATCTTTGAGGCAGTAGAATTAAAATATGATATTATGTCTGCGATAAATGAGTATTTAAAGAGACTGGCTTCTATATTCGGAAGCATGGGTTTCTCCGTTCCGCCAGATGACTTCTCAGGTGTTGTCATAGACGGAAAGACGTATCCGGTCATGATGAGGAATGACGGGTGTTACGTGTACTTCGATGATAAAGGAGTAAAGAGACTTGTAAGCGAGGTCCCTAAAAAGGACTATCAGTTCATTAACATCAAGGACGCCCGTGTATCGATCGTCAACCAATGCTATCGCACGCCGGGTGGTCAGGTAGAGGCTCGTATCCATACCTATATGAATAATAAGGGGGAGATACTGGCCGAGAAGATATTTATCATCAACTCATCGGATATCGATACTCCTATTGGCACGGAATTGGATAAGGTCCCTGCCGAGTGGGTGGCTATAGATTGTAGTATAGCCGAGATGACCGATCGGGAGTTGATATTCGTAAGTAAATGTTATGCCACGGAAGGGGGCAAGGTCCAGATCGAGGGCGTAGAGTCGGTTGATCCCCGTCTGAATCCAGAGGTATCCCACTATGAGGTTATAAGAACCACCGACCCTGATATCCCCGCCGGATCTGAGTATGACGCTATACCTGAGTCATGGAATAGGGTGGTATGTGATTTCCCTGATATGACTCAAAGGGAGATAATACCGGTTCTTAAATGCTTTGATACCGGGACCGGAAGGGTACAGGTAGAGGGATATAAGATATTTGATTACGAGATGGGTACCAGAAAGGAATGGTATCGCGTCAAGCAAAGTACCGATCCTGAGAATCCGGTAGGTAAGTTTATCACCAGCATAAACGATGACTGGGTTGAGGTCGTTTGTGACTTCACGGATATGGAGGATCGGGATATTGAGGTAACTGTAGAATGTTATAAGACACCGGCCGGTAAGGTGAAGCTGGAGGTTCTCACGTCATGGGACGGGAATATAGGAGTTAGGGATAAGAGTTATAAAGTCCTGGAGACTACCGATCCGTCACAGCCTGAGGGCGCCAGCTTCATTTCCTTGCCAGACACTTGGATAAGGGCTGTCTGCGATTTCGACGATATGGAGGAGCGTGACATCAGGTCTTATGTCGAGTGTTATGATGGAGGCAATGGCAATGTCAAGCTTCGTAGGCTGGTTTCTTATGACTCCAAGATAAAGGTAAGATACGTCCGTTTCGAGGTGCTTGAATCGGATGACGCCGGCTTCGTCCCGGGGACCGAACTGGCCACCCTCCCCGAAGGCTTCTCTTTGGTTTCGTGCGATTTCGTCGATTTTGAAGATCGTATGCTTCAGTCCAGAAAGGAATGTTATGATACCGGCAATGGGCGTGTACAAGTATCACGTATTACTTCTTACGATGGTGATATAGGTATCCGTGGAACTTCTTATGTAGTTACCCGTTCGGAGGATACTGACGTCCCTGTCGATAGGGTATATAAGGATATACCGGGGGGATGGACTCGTATGGTATGCGAGATGGATGACATGGAGGGTCGTGATATAAGGTCTTTTGTCGAGTGTCATGATACAGGGGATGGCAATGTCAAGGTAAGGAGGATCGTGTCTTATGATGCCAAGGCGAATGAGCGGCATGTGCGCTACGAGGTTGTCGAGTCGGATAACGGCGGTTTCGTCCCGGGGCAGCGTCTGTCTACCCTGCCTGACGGATGGTCTTTGGTGTCTTGCGATTTCACGGACATGGAAGACCGGATGCTGTCTAATGCGGTTGAGTGTTATCGTTCTACCAACGGCGTGGTACGGGTCGTCCACACGATGTCTTATGACGGCGAATTAGGTGTCAGATCTGAGTTATGGGAGGTCGTTAGCTCCACCGATAACGGTATTCATGTAGGAGATAAGGTTAGCTCGTTATGGGAAGGTCTTACCCGTATCGAGTGCGAGGAACCGGATTACATGGATCGGCTTATCGATACCACGGAGACCTGTTATGATACCGGAAAGGGTACGGTGAAGATCAGGAGACAGGAGTCGTTGAACGGAAATCTGGATGTAAAGACTTTTGACTATAAGATCGTTGAGTCTACCGACCCCGATCATCCTATCAATACTACCCCTACGCAGACGGTTATTAACGGCTGGACGGTCATCAGTTGTGATCTTAATATCATGGACGTGGATGATTGTTATGAGATTGATGGTCATAAGATACATTTGAAGGGATTCAGGACAGTCAATCCGGCGTTGCAGGATATTAAGTCTATATTGTATGTCGTGTACTCTGATCATCCTGATTATAATGTAGGTGATGAGCTTACGTCTATACCGGATGGGGCTAAGGTGACGATCTGTGATTATACGGATAAGAGCCAAAGACATATGGTTCCGGTGCGAGAGTGCTATGAGGTGGCCGATGGCCGGTTCTATGTAGAGGGGAGCCGGTTGATTGATAACAATATGGTCGTAGAGCGGATGTCGTTGATGGTGCTTGAGTCATCTTCCCCGACCTACCCTGTAGGGACTACGCTGACCTCCATTCCCGATGGCGCTACTATCGTGGCTTGTTTATGTCAAACCTGTTAATATCAAGGCTATGGTTAAAGTATGTAATGATTATTATATGATTGACGCCCTAGCCGGCGGTGAGGTCATAAGGAAAAGGAAATATCGTCGGGAGAATACGATGATCGGATATAAGTGGTATGATTATAATGGGGTCGAGGTAACTGACCCCATTGAGATATCACGTCTTGATAGTCTGGCCACCAAACATCAGCGTGTGGATGAGGCTTACGATGACCATGCTGTTTTCATGTCATCAACCAACTACGTTAATAGCGTATCTGGTATACCTATGGACAAACATATGGTTGTAGTCGAATGGAGGCCGGAAAGCGAACAGGGGTTTGTTACGATGGCTCATGAGCAAGGTCTGGAAGGTGATAGCTATTATATCGTTGTCATCAATACAGGTGATAAGCAAGCCACGATCTATACTCCGGTAGACCCGGAGGAGCCAAAGGAAGACGCTACCCGTGCCGAAGATGACGCCAGCGTCTCTGTTGGAGGATCATACGTATCCATATCTCCAAGGCAAGTGGAGAGAATAAGAGTCACGTTTAGGGGCGGAAAGTGGTATTATGAGCTGGTGACTAAAACATATCCTAGCAATACCGGTGGTATTAAGATCGGTGACGTGGATTTCGTTACGTTCAGATATTTGTGGGACGAAAGTTCAGGAAGGGATTTGGATACCATGACAGAGGCTCTTAACTCGAATGTTCCTACCATAGATAATTTAGGCGTAGGATTCGATGGTCCCGGTAATAATGACGATCATGTAAGAAGCGTACTTAAATGGGGAGGAGACAATACTGGATCAGGCAAGGAATGTGTATGGATGTCGGTAAAGGATCTTCGTGCTCAATATTATGATATATTACCTGAAGAGACTCAGTTTATAGCCTACTCCACATGGGTTGGGGCCAAAGGTACTGGTAAGTGTTCTTTTGAGCTTGTAGGGTATAAGGGCGGTACGATGAGACAGGATGGGTATAACTTTATCAATACCGGAGGATCTGTCGTGTATCAAAACACATATGATTTTATCTGCAACACTAGTAAGGGGGCGAGTACATATAAGACTTCTTATCAGAAAGTAGCCCGTATTACTTATAATAAGCTCACCAATGAGGTCTATATGTCTATAGGCGATGCTATAGATCAGGAGGATAATTATGATAAGCTGGAGCGGGAGATCAATAATATAAAGGAAAGACTTAGCGATGTCGAGAGCGAGTTGGCTGTCGTAAGACGTATAGCTGAGGGCAAGAACACGGCGTATATCTTTGATACGGTCGATGCCATGAATGAGTGGCTGGCGGTTCCGGAGAACACGGCTAAGCTCCGTGTGGGGGACAGCTTCTGGATCAGGGAGCAGGAGGTACCTGATTATTGGTGGGATGGAACTCAGGCTTTAGAGCAGGAAGGTCCGAAGGTTGATTTATCTCCTTATTATACGAAAGACGAGATTAATAATATTGTCAATGATATCAATCAGAAGATAGAGGATAAGAGTACGTCTATTATCTTCGATACTTATATCCAGATGAAGTCTTTCGTGGATGATCCAACTAACGCCGATAAGCTTAAGGAAGGTACCATCCTGTTGATACGAGAGAAAAACGTGCCTGATTATTATTACGATGGAGCTGGTATAGTTAAGATGGAGGCTGACGTACAGCAATGTCTTTATGTTACTTTAGCTAATAAGCCTACGGAAAGCACCGTAAGTTATACCCAAGATCGGGAGGTAACTAATTTCGCTCCGGGAGCTATAGCTAGGTGGATTGACGCTGATGGTAATGACGTGTTCTATAAGCTTGTAGAGATAGTCGGCGGTAAGGCTAAATGGATTACCCTTATTGATACTAAATACGGTAATGTGACGCTACAGAGCACTTATGACAAGAACTATGAGATCGTGAATATCGTATCTGGGTCTAGGTTACAGGCTATAAATAGCGAGAAGAATGATATCAAGTTCGTTAATAGCGCTACCGGTAATGTTACTGTCGTGTTTAACGCCACGGTATCAGGAGGAGTCAAGAAACTTACGAGCCTGTTGGCCGTGAACGAGGTGGTCCTTACGCCCGGGGCGGCGGCGTCCTTCACCCGTACCGGCGAGACCTTCACCCTCTCCGATCTTTTTGGTGTTACGATCTTCCCGGATCTGGCTGATTCCAACCGTGAGGGAGAATGGGTGATGAGCGTAGGCGTAACCGGAAACCCGATCCTTATGGAGGTAAAGGAGATGAGGAAATGGGATGAGAGTATTGTCAGGGAACTTACTATTGATGAGCTTAACGAGAAGTTCCCTAACGTGGATATCGGATTCTCTGTCGTATGCAAGACCATCAACAAGGTATATGAGATGGTTAACGGGTATAAGGAATGGGTGTCTTATGATATAACCTCAATAAATTAATGGTATGGCTTTTTTAGCAGGATACGACACGGTAGCGTCCTATGTCACGTTTATAGTGAATGAGGACAGGTTCCCTTGTTATGATGGTAAGGGTGCTGATTATATACCCGATCCGATAATATCAGAGGATGCTTTTAATCGCAGTCTTAGGTTCTCGACAAGAAAGCCAGGATTCGTGGACGTTGATTGGGGGGACGGGACGAAGGATCAATATCCTTTAGTTAAGGTATCTGATGGTAGTTATAGGATTATATTCAGGTCTCTTGACATTGAGTATAAGAAGAATCCGGATGATACCGTATGGTGGCATAAGAAAGAGGATGGCTCACAATACATACCGGTTCCCCCACATAAGTATAGCGATATCAGGCGTAGGGAGGTTACGATGAGGTTCTCTAACTTAATTGATGGGGAATTTAATATGGATGGTATTGTCCTTCATGAGTTCCCTATAACTAATCTTCCTGATATAACTTATTTGGCTATGACCAGATCCGTTTTAAAAAATGGAGATATTCCATATGACAGGATAAGCAAGAGCGTTAATCTTCGTAATATACAGATGGGAGTTTTTTCTCATTCTGGTGTATGGAGTAATTGGCCAGAAGGTTTTTTAAATATGAAAGACCTGAGGTATTTCGGATGCAATAGCGTTTTTAATTTCGGGGATGATCCTGATTCTAATTGGAGAAGGTTCTCTGAATGGAAGAATCTTACCGAGTTTAATTTCAATTGGTGTAACATCCCTTCTTATGATCCGGCCTTTAATTCTATTCCGGCTGTGGGTATAAATATTATAAGCGATAGGAATAATATACCTGTATTTGATGAGGTGGATAAGGTAGGGGATGATAAGGCAGGCGTTGATTTTATGGGTAATGGTAGCTCATGGGAACAAGATCTGGTAGGAGGGAAGTTGAACAAGATTCAGCGGGCATATTGTTCTTCAAGTACGGTGCCGGTAGACGATCTTCCGGATTACTTGTATGAGATAAGGGAATTTAGGGTATGGAATTTGCGTGATGGTGGTAGATTTATAAATACGCAGGAGAGGGCTGATACGTTCGTTAACACGTTTTATGATAAGATAATGTCGTGGAGTTATATAACGATGTCACAGACGGCTTCTGACGGTAACAGGAATCAGTTTTATAAACTTACCTTAGATTTATATACTGCCGTAGCTCCTACTAATAAGAGACCGTCTGGCGTTTATCAGGCTCCTGATGGATTTGTCAAGGGCGTTAGTAATGGTAATCCTACGACGCCTATGGAGAAGGTGTATGTGCTTACCAACAACTACGAGCAGACATGGGTATTGGCGCCTGCCCTAGCTTCCAAGGCCGCCCTTACGAGGGCACGGCGGGCGGGGAAGACGAGGATCACCCCGTTCGTTCTTGGCGTAAAGGATGGCCATGTATCCGTGTTTAGCGGAGACGTGTTAGATGAAAGCATGTCCAAGTACAGTTTTGCCGATAAATACGAGGCTATAGATATATGTAGTAATCTAGGGCTTGATAGTTCACCTGTTGTCGAGTATTTTAGAAGAATAGAGGAGGGAGAGGTATGAAGTTGATATGTAAGGATACGAATAAAGGGTCTATAACCTTTTTTACTAAAGGCAAATATGCTTTTAGGGGCGTTGACAGGAATGATACTACTGATGACGTGCCTGATCCTATATTGGATGCTAATAATTACAATGAAAGTATACAGTTTTATTCCAAGACCCCAGGAATGTGTGAGGTCGATTGGGGTGACGGGAATAAAGAGCAATTCCCTTTCGTGAAGGATAGGAGCGAATCCATATACGGGCGATATAGGTTGATGTTCAGGAGAAGGGATATAAGTTATCGTAAGAATCCGGATAGCCATCCATGGTGGTTTTATAAGGAAGATGGGAGTGAGTATATCCCTGAGCCCAATCACGCTTACGCTGACGGGCTAGATAAAGAGCGGGTCATTACCATGACTTTTACGAATGATATTACATACGTTCAAACAGCGAGGATAATGATGGTAGGATTCCCGATATTAGACGCCCCAAGTATTATCAGCTTAATCTTATCCATTACCGGCGATGGGAATATAACCGATATTCCTAAAGATAGGATACGTAGATCGGTAAATATAGAGTATATAACACTTAATGAATTAGGTGTAGGGACATTGACATCCATACCAGACGATTGGGATAGGTTGACTAAGTTAAAAGGCATTAATTTAAGTCGAACGGCTGATTTTAATGATACGGAGTCTTCTAATATAAGGAAATTCCCCTCTATGTGGCCTAATCTTGTAACATTATCTTTGGCAGGTTGCAGGGTTAGGGTATATCCAAGGGAATGGCTGTCTTTTAGCAAGCTAAAAGAATTATATATATCCCCGGGAGTGGCCATGCCATCGTTTGACCATAATACATGCCCGGCTATGGATGAGGTGGATAAGATAAATCCTAGCTTAAGGACCTTCGATCATATAAATAGATGGTATGGGTCTGTCGTGAGCTGGCATCCGTATATGATCGGCAAGGGGCTGGAAAACATCACTAGCCTTACCGCCTCATATAGCTATAGTAATATAGATGTAAGTAATCTACCGGATTATATATATGAGATGAGATCCATGAGTAGTTTTTATATGCATGTCTCCTTGTCAACCCAAAGTCGATGTGATACGTTTATATCAACATTATATGAGAAGGTGATGGGGTTTGATTATCTCACTATGTCTTCCTCTGCTTCCGATGGCAAAAGAAATCAGTTTTATGGATTGTATCTAAGTTTGTATTTGGCTGCCAATCCTGTTGATAAAAGGCCTAGTGGCGTATTACAGGCACCTTCTGGTTTTATAAAGGGTCAGTCTAATGGCTCTCCGTCGACTCCTATGGAGATGGTTTATGTGCTTATGAATAATTATGGATGGAGGTTTAGTATGGCGCCAGAGGCTTCGGTGTTAAGGTCAATACGATCTTCTGATATTGACACGAGGTCGTATAATCCATATAAGCTTATCGTATTTGACGATGGGCGTACCTTTGTAGGCAATGGAGATGTTTTAGCTCATGATACGGATAAGGTATTATCGTTTGGGGGTCAACCTGAAGGGGAGTATTTATGTGATTCTATGGGATTGGACAGGAATGTTATTGTAGAATATTTTAACAAGATAGGTAATGGCTAAGACATTATATAAATACGAGGCATCATCCAACAAGTTCGTGTGGTTCACCACATGGGATAGGGCACTTAGGAATTATTATAGTGATGATTATAATTATGTACCTGATCCTGTCGTTGGTAATCCTTATAATACGTATGTCGAGTTTAGATCAAGGAAGCCCGGTATGGCTAATGTGGATTGGGGGGATGGAATAAAGGAGCAGTTTCCTATGACCAAGGTTCAAGGGCGAAATGATTATCGTATCATATTCCGTTCTTTGGCTATACAATACCGTAAAAATCCCAATACGACATGGTGGTTTAGAAAGGAGGATGGTTCTCAGTACATCCCTGTTGATAATCATCTTTACGCTGATGGAAGAAGGGATGTGCAGCGAGCCGTGGCAATAGATTTTACTTGCGATATTTATCATACTGAAATCAAGACGTGTAAGATGACTGCTTTCCCGATCGTGGATACGCCGGGTCTTGAATCTTTAATAGTACATGATACGGTATACGCTAATGATGGTATACCGGTAGATAAATTGTCTAGATCTAAAAAGTTGACTTATATATCTTTTGAAAATGTAGGTACTAGGATGACTGTAATGCCTGAGGCTATAACTAGCAAGACTGAGGTATATTATTTAGATATGCATGGCATGCTTGATCTTAGGGATATAGAATCTAGCGGGATAAGGAATATAAAGAATATGAAAAATCTTCAAGAGCTTAGATTATCTTCATGCTATTTGGATAGGTATATAAAGGAGTTTAATGATCTTCCTAAATTAACTTTTTTGAGTATAACTCCTGGTCCTTCTGATATGTGGAATTATTTTGATATAAACACCCTCCCTTTTTTTGAGGTAGATAAGATAAATCCTAGCATTAATACTTTTGCTTTTTTAGATGACTGGATGAATGGAGAAAGGAGGACGAATTGGAATGATGATAATATGTCGGATAGGGGGTTAGATCACCTTACGGGTTTTTCAGTCAGTCATAGTAATAGTATTAGGATGGACAAGCTACCGGATTATATTTATGAGATGAGGTCTATTACACGGTTTGAGGTGAATTGCTCCACTCATAGCCAAAAAAGATCAGATGATTTCGTGAACTCCTTCTACGACCTTGTTGTAGGATGGGATCAGATTACCATGGCATCCGTGGCCAAAGATGGGGAAAGGAATCAGTTTTATGGACTTACGGTTTCTATGTATAGTAGGACATTCCCTAACGAGAACCAGCGTCCTTCCGGCACGGAGCAGGCGCCGGAAGGATTCGTGAAAGGTTCGTCGAATGGATCTCCCGCTACGCCTATGGAGAAAATATATGTATTAAAAAATAATTACGCCCAGAAATGGACGATAAAACCAGCTTGATATGGTTGAATAAATTATTTATTTCATAAACAATATTTATATTTGTAATATAAGATATTAAATGAGATTAGTTGAGAAACATATTGTAAAAGACAACCGGTTTGAGGATATCTGCCTCAAGCCCGGGTTGTTGTATAATTATGTTCTTTTCAACGTCAGGCAAGGAATATTCGAAGGTAACTATCTAAAGGAATATGAGTTCTCAACCAAACTTTGTAAGGAGAATCAGATTGATTTCAGAAATTTACCGACAGCGGTATCTCAACAAGTCATAGCTCAAGTATTCTCTTCGATAAGGTCTTGGATCAGATTAAAGAAGGAATATGAAAAGAATCCTTCTAAATTTATATCAAGACCCAAATTGCCTAAATACAAGAAAGGAAAGAAGCAGAATATGGTAGTTTTTACGACTTCTGCTTGCAGGCTTAAGAGTGATGGTTATATCAATTTTATCAAAAACATAATTCCACCAATCAAAACAAATATAGGAGATAACAAATTATGTCAGGTTAGGGTAATCCCTCAAGCTACATGCTATGTGGTTGAGGTAATTTATGAAAAGGAAGAACATGATCTGAATCTTGATAAGAATAATGTTCTTTCGATTGATTTAGGATTGAATAATTTATGCACATGCATCAGTAATGTAGGTGTCAAGCCTTTCATTGTAAACGGCAAGATTATTAAATCCTTCAATCAGTGGTATAATAAGAAGAGAGCTAGATTGATGTCATATATTGGCGATAAGGGAACTTCAAGGAGATTAAGACAGTTAAACAATTACAGGAATTTTTGGATTGAAGATAAAATCCACAAGGTCAGTAGATATATTGTTAACCATTGTATCGATAACAATATCGGAAGTCTTGTGATAGGATTAAACAAAGGATGGAAGAATGGGATAAATCTAGGAAAGAGAATAAACCAGAAGTTCGTTGAGATCCCGTTCTCTAAACTCATTGACAAGATTTCTTATAAATGTAAATTGGTTGGAATCATCCTTCAAGTTCACGAGGAGTCCTATACTTCCAAAGTAGATCATCTGGCTTTTGAGAAACTATGCAAGCATGATGTTTATCTCGGTAAAAGAAAGAAACGTGGATTATTTCAAAACTCTATCGGAAAGCTGATTAACGCTGATATCAATGGAGCTATCGGGATTGGTAGGAAAGTATTCGGTGATTCTTACGTCAGTAAGATAATCGATAGTGGGTTGGCGTTTAACCCGGTTAGAGTAAACATTTTGTAATATAAATGTGAATTTGATAAATAAAATAAATAATTTTAGTAACGTGGATAGGAATGATATTATAAAAGAATTAGGTTCATATTTTGACATAGTGGAATTGGTATGCCCCCATACATACAATAAATGGAAGGACAGATCGTGGCAGTTTCTCGATACCGCCTTTCTTCATAACCTTCTTATATTGCGTAGGGATATAATCAAACAGCCTATGTATTGTAATAACTGGGATAAGCAAGGACAGTTTTCCCAGCGTGGTCTTAGATGCAACATCTGCCAGATAGTTAAGGATAAGAAAGATGTTTATCTATCCGCTCATGTATTGGGTAAGGCTGGGGATTTCGATGTCAAGTCGATGACGTCGGAACAGGCCAGAGGCTTGATTTTGGATCATCAAGATATGTTGCCATATCCTTTCCGGCTTGAAGGGAAGGTGGGTTGGTTACATTTTGACAGCCTTGATACGAGGAACGGTATACATGCCGTGGTGTTTTAGGTACTTAATGGTATAGTAGTTAACTTTGCGAGTAAGGTATAAAATGAAAGACAAAGACATGATAGAGCGAGTGGGGGCTTTGTGGAATATTGCGCTTGCGTATGGTGCCTCTTGTTGGGCTTATTTCCAGCCAGTACACCATTTATTGACCGTATTACTTATAGTATTAATAGCGAATTTCTTGGCTAGGTTAGCGCAAAGCGTAAGGGGCTGGAAGCTCCGACGAAGCCGTAGAAGACGGTTTAGTTTTAAGAGATGGCTTAGGGAGGTAAGGTTTACTGATATTCTTAAGGAGTTCGCTTTGTCTTGTTTTATAGTAATGACATTATGTGTTATATATAAGACGTTATACCCGATCGAGGAGGAGGCTAGCATGATACTTACTGTTACCAAATATGGGGTGTATATAGCCCTTGTTGGATATGTGATGCTTTTCCTGAATACGATAGGGGATGCTTTCTCTGACGCTTATTTGGTGAAGGTATTCAAGGCCGTATTTAAGAGGATAAACGTATTCAAAATGTTTAGTTTTTCCAAGAACATACCTGATGAGACGTTTGACGATATAAAGAAGATTGCTGATGATGAGGTTAAGGATAAGTCTTAGGGCGATTGTTTGTTTAGGTCTGTCGCTATTCCTGTCCTCTTGTGGAAGCAGGAGGCAGGTTAGCGACACGTCTATAGATAATCGTTTGATAAGCAGGATAGAGACGATGATAGATGAGGTCATGGACCGGAAGATCGTGGAGATCAAGACATCTGATCTTAATGCTGATATTGTCATAACTGAGAGGAAATTCGATACGGACAAGGATGTTGATCCTACCACGGGGGAACGGCCGGTGTCCTCGCAGACAGATACCCATATCGTCATTGGCCGGCGGGACAGCACGGTGACGGCCGATTCCGTTGGAGTTAATAAGACAAGGAATGATATAAAGGATCTGGACAATAAGATAGATATCAAATCTAAGGATGTAGATGATAAGAAGGGATCAAGATGGCCTATAGTATGGATAGTAGCTGGTATCTTGATGATATTGTTGGTATTGGTATATATATTAAAGAGGGTAAATGTTTTATGAGAAGAAGGATGTTGAATAATAGGAATGATGATCTTGTTGATGAACATACAAGGTTTTTGATGAGATTTGATAATAATTTTAAGGTTGATGGATACCCCCCCCCCCCTAATATTGAGGATGGTTTAAGCATCAAGGGAGGGGAGTTTACTACAGATTCTACAAGGACTGGATATAAATACACAAATACATCCAGCTCTTATGGAATGATTCATACATCCAGCGTGTTGTCGTCCCTTTATTTTCACTATGGAGATCCATTTACCGTTGATTTTTGGTATAAACCATTAGCTATCATTAATGCTTGTTCAGTTGGTCATGAATGGTATAATGGTTGTTTTTATTTTGGTATAGCTAATGATAATGGCTTATGTTTGTATTTCGCCACTTATGAAGGATCATATGGGATCAATGCGGGTAGTGTGAATGTTGGTAAATGGTATCATGTTGCTATGGCAAGGGATATTAACAATAAGTTGTTTTGTTTTATAGATGGTATTCTTGTAGGTCAGTTACCATGTCATAATTATTCGTTGAGGTCATATAATATAGATTTTAATAGACAAATGGATGGTGATAATAGAGGATCTTTTGTGATAGATAATTTCAGGATAAGCGATGTGGCTAGATGGGTATCTGATTTCACCCCACCCCCTAAATAAAAAAAATGGACTATGATCTCTCACCGTCCATTATCTAATTAGTTTTTAAAGGATATGCAAATAGCATAGAGGTCAGTCCCGGATTCGAACCGGGGTATATGGTTTTGCAGACCACCGACTAAACCAACTCATCCAACCGACCGTATCGCGAATATAAAATTTTGTCTTTGACCAAACAACCTCTTTGACCAGATTTTTACTCAACTAGAATATCCCTTAAAGAGAATCCCTTATCTAGTATACTGTTTGAGGAAATGTCTTTTCAAGGTCTACACTTATTGACACCAAAAGGAAATGTGGCGGCTCCGTGAGGCAGGGCAGGAGGTATCCCCACACGGCCGGCCAGGAGCGGAGCGACTCGTAGCCCACCTCCCTTTTCCCCTTGGCATATTACGCTTAAGCGTTGGAAAGAAGTAAGCATGTCAATATATTAACGTCTGATATAGGTAGTTATTTGTCGATCAAAGATCCATCGATAACATAAGTATGTGTCAAAAATACACTAAACTAAATCATTGATATACATTATTATTAAGATCTTATATTTTCAATCTACTACAGATTATTAAGTTAATGTATTTAAGTTATATACTTTAGATAATAACAAAGCGTTAGCTAACTCTTTTTAATCAATCAACTTATGAAGTGAATAAAGAAAATCTTTATAATGAGACTCCCTTCTTAAGGGGCGAAAGTTTCCTATGTCACATGTCACAAAATAGACAACTGTGTTTATAAAAGAAGGTGGATAAATAAATGCATCTCTTTTCTTAACTATCCCTACGATAGTCTCCCTACGCAATGTCCAAGTTGGATTTCGACCATAGCGATCGCCGTAAAAAGCCGTGATCATAAACAAAAAAAATGAGTACTTTCACAAGCACTCATTTTGAAATGACAAAGTTTTTAGTATCTTTGTACTATAAAAAAAAAAAACATATGGCAAATTTAACATTAATATTCGACCAATTCGTATCTTTTTCTGAAAAAAAGAGGATGTCAGAAGAAAATAGAGCCTTGAGGAGGGATTCCGGCAAGGTCATCCTACCTTATTTGCTTAATGACAATGCTAATCCTTGTTGCGATAACCCTAGGATAAAGCGTCAATCATCATCCAAGTCAGAGATACTTGAGAAGCCGATATCGGAGACGCTGATAGGCATTCTTATCATATGCCTTGACCCTATAAGGTTTAGGGCGCTGGGGATCCAATACAACATCAAGTGGTTCTATTACTTTGTGAATGAGATAGTTAGTTACTATATTAAGCACCATTGTCTTGGTGGTGATAATCTTGCTTATCAGATAAAGTTAGTTAGGTGGCTTTTGATCAGTTATGTTAACGTGGCTGTTGTCCACGGTTATTATGCTATGGTGAGGAAGGCGAAGAAGGAGCATCCTGATCTTTTTGTGCATAGCAACAATGCGAGGTATTATTATTGGGACAATTGCCCTCCTAAGCATCGCAAGCTAGAGGATGAACGAAATATAAATAATCCTACCTATAAAGCCCATGAGTGCAATAGGAAGCGCGCCGAGGATATCAAACGTGTTGTTTATGACTCCATGGATTCGATCAGGAAACGTGACCTTAAGGATTTTGTGTCCTCCAAGAACAACGGGGTGAGCATTTCTTTTAAGGAAAAGGTTCAGAACAAGGTCAGGAAGAAGGGTTTTGGTAATGTCAGTATCAAGACCATAGAGAGGGCTATAAAGAGCTATTTAGATGAGCGTGGTGTCACTTTCTCTGAGTTCGTCGATGGGGTGAGGAAGTTGGATAGGAAGATAAAGGAAGTCAAGTCCGCTTTTGGCAAGGTTAAAAGGATTAAGATTTTTGGCGTCAAGGCTTATGATTATGTGTCTGGGGATGAGATAGATGATGAGTTTGGCATGGCCGCGTTGTCTGATGAGGTGTGGATTCCTGATAATAGCACACCGTTCCTTGACGATTATATTGAATCGCAGTATTTGTCTAACAATTTTAATTTCTAATATTATGGTTAATATAAAATCACATGACTTTTATACGGTGTTTGATGATAAGAAGCAACTTTTTAAAGTATCATCATTATTTGATTCTTTGGATGAATCTGAAGATATAGTCAAAGATTTGATGGATTCTGGAACATTCATGTATGTTGTTGACGAACGACTGTCTATGATATGGGTGGATATATTTATGATGATAGAGCTTCTTGGGGAATATGATGGTGGGGATGTTAAGGATTTGGCTATTAAATGCTCTTCTCTCTATTTGAAAGATAAGGTGATGCGTTTAATTGTCGATTATGTCAATTGCGATTCTGATGATTATGATGATAGCGTTGATCCTATATTGAGTTATTGTAGCAATCTTATTCATAGTGGTGATGGGAATGTTGATTATCTGCCATTGTCCGACATGGTAAGTTTGAATGTAGGAAATTATATGTCAGATGACATGTTGAAGCTATTTGATATTGCCAAGGAAGACAATCGCATAATATCTATATTGTTTGTTTTGTTAAGTAGACCGTATGTTGACGATTATGGTTTTTTTACTCTTACTGATTTGCTTTCTATGATGATTGATAAAGGTTTTATCGGTGATCGTGATGATATAGTGAATGCCTTAGGGTTTATCTTAAAGTAGGTTTATTGTATTGGTATGACCCTATTTTGTATCTTTGCTTAAAAGTAGTAAAGATGAATCAGATAAATATCATACCGAAGATAATTCATGATAAGTTCGCCGCTAGGATTATCATGGATGATTACGATATAGAGAAACCTATTGTAATTACTGTCGTAGCCAGACGTAACGATGGTGAGTATAACACCCAGATATTGACATACCCGACATCGGACGTTGATTATGAGGGTAATATAAGGATGGTGTTTTTCGATGTCGCTAGATCTCATGTTTGCCAGATAACATCGGTGTTTATCAACGGTCATGAGGTCAAGACATATTATACCGATGTCCCGGATCTTGATATGCAAGCCCGTTATGACGATAGCTTGTGCCGGTACGATAAGAAGGTTAATATGAATGATATTAGGCTGTCGTTTCAGGTGCTAGAGACACGTGATCCCAAGGTGTTGCAGGTATTGGATGAGTCCGAGTGGGGGCTGCTGGAGGATAGGAAGGCGATCATCGAGATCACTACGCCGGGCATGTCCGACCCCGTTACGTTGTTTCTTGGCAAGAATCAGGTCAATACCTTTACTAGCCTAACATTAGGCCTCAATTGCTTTAATTACGATGATTGTAATGTCAAGTACCTTGATCTACCTGATGGTATATATGATATCAAGATCATAGGTAGCCCTTCTACTTACAACTTCAGTCGCAAGTATCTTAAGACGGATCTTATACGCAGGCGTCTTGATCGGCTATGGATTAAGACTGATGTCCTATGCGAGGACAAGGATAAGGATCTTATAAATAAGATACAGGAGATGGAAACACTTATGGTCGTGGCTGAGGCTAACGTCAGGCTGGATAATATAGAGGCGGCTCATGAGATCATTGATCGTGTAGGAGAGCTTCTTGAGATGGCTACTAATTGCGTGGATTGTTGAATTTTAAAGATATAATTATGGGTTGTAATACTTGTAAGGAAAAGGCGTTAAAGGCCGAGAGAGAAAGGATTGAGAGAAGTATGATGAATCGTCCTTCTTCTACCGTTGTTAGCGATAGGGAATATGCTTCTAGAAGCACCGCCGGTTGTATGGTCATGCTCGATCCGTTGAAGACAATGGAGCGTGACGTGGTGAGCATATACAAACAGACCCGTACCATAGGTGACGTGGGTATCGTCTATCTCAACATGCAGAAGAAGATCCGTGAGTGGATCAAGAACCTGCCATATGGATGCCCGCCTGATGAGGAGGTACAAGAAATGAGAAAGGAGATTCTGGATGGGCGCGCAATCTATATCAAACCTTGATAGAATAGATCTATGTAAGGTCGTAGATGAGTGGTTATCTTGCCAATGGGGTAGATACATGAGGTATCATAGGTATAGGATCGGGGACAAGCCCGATGTATCTTATTGGGGGAAGATAATTCGTCTGCAAAGGTCATTATGCGATAATGATTGCGGGTTATGCCCGGATGAGATAAGATCGTTAAAGGAACATATTAACAGGTTGCTAGTATGAAAAAGTATAATTGTTCACATGTGAACTACCCATAAGCTAAAGACTTATGGGCTTCGGGTTTCGCAGAGGAACGGCCTTTCAAAAGATTGGCTCTTACTTCCTCTCCACCCGTGTAATCGACAGTTCCTGCCGATATATGGTTTAATCCGAAACGAAGAATATTGATAGCGGCATTAACATCACGGTTATGATGAATATGACAAACGGGACACTCCCATTCACGGACAGACAAATCTTTAGTCTGTTTGTTGATATACCCACAGACATTACAAGTCTGCGAGGAGGGGAAGTATCGGTCTATTTTCACAACCTTTTTGCCGTTCCATTCTGCCTTATAAGTAAGCATGGAAACAAAACTACCCCAGCTTGCATCAGTAATGGATTTGGCGAGGCGATGGTTTCTCCTCATACCCTTTATATTCAAATCCTCGGTGCAGATGGTATCATATCTTCTAACAAAAGAAATGGAGCACTTATGTAGATAGTCGGCACGACAATTGACAATCTTTTCGTGAAGTCTTGCAACTTTGAGCCTTTGGTTTTCAAACCCTCTGCTGCCTTTCTTCTTGCGGGAAAGATGTCGTTGAGCCCTTGCAAGTTTGCGCTCATATTTCTTTGTATATCGGTTATTCTTAAAAGTTTCTCCCTCAGAAGTGATAAGCAAGTCCTTCAAGCCCATATCCACACCAACCGACTTATTAGTTTTTTCAAGCGGAGTTGTGTATTCTTCTTCTGTAAATACAGAAACGAAATACTTGCCGCTTGGCGTCGTGGAAATAGTTACCTTGCCGATTTTGCCTTTTATCTCACGGTGTACATGGCACTTGATACCCTCCTTGAACTTGGGTATGAAAAGCCTTCCACCTGCGACAGATGCAAATTGAGGAATGGTAAAACTATTCTTAGAGTGTTTGGATTTGAAGTTAGGGAACTTCGCGCGCTTCTGAAAGAAATTGGTATAGGCTACTTCAAGGCTGCGGATAGCAAACTGCAAAGTTTGGGAATTGACATCTCTAAGCCATGCTGTTGCTTCCTGCTTCTTCAATGCGGTAAGCGCTTTAGCCTGCGCATAGTAGTTATCGCTCTTACCAGTAAGCCTATATTGTTCCTTGCGTTGATTGAGAAAGTAGTTGTACACAAACCGAGCGCAACCGAAATGCCTTGCCAGCAAATCGGCTTGAACCTTGTTCGGGTACAATCTGAATTTATATGTTCTATTAATCTTTCTCATTTCGCTTACAAAGATAGTAATTATTTTGTAAACAGCCAAAAGTTTATGTATATTTGTGCCATGAAAGAAAATTATAATCACGAGAACAGACACAAGTATTACCTAAAGTGCCATCTTATCTTCTGCATTAAATACAGGAGAAAGATACTCAAAGGTGAATTTGATGACAACATTAAAGCCATATTTCAGTCAATAGCTGACAATTCAGACTTCGATATAGACATCATGGAAACCGACAAAGATCACATACACTTTCTTATCAGCTATCCGCCAAAATTATCTGTAACTTCAATAGCAAGGAAACTGAAACAAGAGAGCACCATCTTTGCATGGCACCTATATGGAAATATGTTGATACAATATTTTTGGAAAGAGAAAACATTATGGTCAGATGGATACTTCGTGTGTTCAATCGGCGAAGCTAATCCTAATACCATAAGAGAGTATATTAAACAACAAGGATAGTGCCTTACATCCCACAGGCTAAAGACCTGTGGGTTTTACGGCACTTAATATAAATACATATTGTCATCTATAAATGGTAGCAAGAAAAGTGATTTCATATTGTGTGGAGGTATGTTTAGGGACTATGGGGTGTTCGCCGGATCGGAGTCGTTTAATCACTGGGATAATTAATTCCATTTTTGCCCAAAAATTGATAATCAGGCAACTGCGTATTTGAATTTACGGTTATGTGTCTCATATCGGTAAAATATTTATCTTTGTGACAAAGTGAATCACGATGGTATACGGTAATAAAGAAATAGTTCGGACGTTCACCAGAAATAACCCGCCTGCCGGGTACGTGGGCGGCTCTGTTGACTACCGGATCCCGGCCAACGTCTATTTTGGCGATACGCAGGAGGAGGCTGACAACAAGGCTGAGGATGATATCAAAGCCAACGGTCAGGACTACGCCAATACATATGCCGACATAATACCGGCTGTATGGTATAATGATCAGGTATGCGATGAGTTTATCAAGAACAATTGCGTAAGCGGTAGGGGGTCCAAGGAGCAGGTATGTATAGAGGAAGGTAGGTTTGTCTCTTACGTATCCAAGAAAGATGCCAATGATAAGGCTAGGGTGGAGCTTGGACGGATCGGGCAGGGAGAGGCCAACTCCGTCGGGGCTTGCTGCGAGGACTGGGCCTCACAGCCTCTTCGTGGCTTGTTTTACAAGAACGATTGCGAGGCTGGCACATCGGGCAAGGAAGGTATTGTATATGAATTACCATCCGGAGCTGTCATATCCGATATCTCCCAGATAGACGCCGATACGTTAGCCTATAGGAAGTTCATGAAAGAAGGTCAGGAGAAGGCTAATGCCGAGGGTAGTTGCTCACCTGTATTCTATAATACTATGATCGGTGATTGGTTCGAGAAGATATGTCCATTCGGATATAAGTCCGGTAAAGTATATTACTCTATCAAAGCCAACAGGTTTAGGTCATGGATATCGGTTGAGGATGCCAACGCCAAAGCCCGTGAGGTTTTGATGGTAGAGGGGCAGGAGTACGCTGATCTTAATCTTGAGTGCGAGAAATGGATTGAGAACATTGATCAGGAGGATCAATGCTATTGGTAAGAATGCGTTTGGTTTTCCATAATAGTTGATTTAGTGTTTAGGGGAAGGGATAGCAAGTCTCTTCCCCTTTGTTGTTTAGAAGCGCTTGTTGTCTTATAATCAAACCAAATCTGTATCTTTGCTAAAAACATTAATATTATTAATATGTGGAATACAGGTGGTTGTTGTCATGATCATTCGAGGGAACGTCCTGAAGAATGCTGTCATGGTGTTAAGATAGACAAGTTTCTTAACAAATGCCCTGAGGATCCTTGTGATCCTTGCGATCGGGATTGTCAGAACGAGCCTTGTGTTGGCTATGGATGTCCTATAGTTTTATATGATAAATGCGTCTTATACTCAGGTGATGAGTTGGTAACGGATGGTATAGAGAAAGGTACTGATATATCTGTCGTTATAGACTCATTGAGGCGTATTATAGCGTCTAGGGATAAGCAGATAGATTTATACCATCGTGAGGTTTTGGATTTGAAGAAGATTATAAACGAGCTTGTCAACGCCGGTGGTAGCGGCGGGGATAGCGGAAATGAAGAGGAGGTTTGGTAATAATCTCAAATAATATGTAAAATATTAAATTCTATTTTATATTTTACATATACCGGAAACGGTCAGGTTATTAGCCTAAGTCTTGAAATAAAGACTACGTTATTGGAGAATATATAGTTACCTACGGATGTTTATCCAAGTCCGTAGCTCTAAGGTAGGTGATTAAACAGGGATTGTATTTGGGTTCCAGTGTTGCCTATACAAAACCTTCAATAACATTGGCGATGGGTACTAACAGGGTTTTACCCTGACTTATGTTGAATAAACATTTTATTAAATTATTGATGTAAATGGTTTACATTCAGGACATAGATGGTAAACCGATGATGCCTACGACAAGGCATGGGAAGGTAAGAAGGTTGCTTAAATCAAAGAAAGCAATCGTAGTGAATCTTTGCCCTTTTACGATCAGGCTTTTGTATGATACAACCGGTTACAAGCAAGAGATTACGTTAGGCGTTGACGCAGGTACAAAACACGTTGGTTTGTCAGTGACAACGAAAAGCAAGGAGCTTTACGCAAGTGAGGTTATTCTGAGAAGTGATGTTGTTGATCTTCTATCAACAAGAAGAGAGTTAAGAAGGGCTAGAAGGTATAGATTGAGATATAGGAAGCCAAGATTCAATAATAGAGTAAAATATAAGAAGGATAAATGGATAGCTCCATCAATCCGGCAGAAGATTGATTCTCATATTAGGATTATCGGTTTTGTATATTCTATACTACCTGTCTCAAAACTGATTATTGAGGTTGCTCAATTTGATACTCAAAAGATCAAGAATCCAGAGATATCGGGTAAGGAGTATCAGGAAGGTGAGCAATTAGGATTTTGGAATATAAGGGAATATATCCTTGCAAGAGACGGGCATAAATGCCAGCATTGTAAGGGTAAGTCAAAAGATCTTATTCTTAATATCCATCATATTGAATCGAGAAAAACGGGTGGTGATTCTCCTTCAAATTTGATTACTTTGTGTGAGATTTGTCATAAGGAATTTCATAAAGGAAATATAAAGTTGAAGGTAAAAAGAGGCAAGTCACTTCGCGACGCAGCCGTCATGGGTATCATGAAATGGGAGTTGTACGAGGAGTTGAAATCTTTGTATCCAAATGTCAAGATGACTTTCGGATACATAACAAAACACGATCGTATAAAACACGGAATTGAAAAATCCCATGTATCCGATGCTTTTGTGATTTCAAGGAATTTTGATTCATATAGGCTTGGATATTATTACAAACGGAAATTAGTTCGTCGTCATAACAGACAGATTCATAAAATGAAAATATTGAAAGGAGGAATTAAAAAGCCCAATCAAGCTCCTTTTGAAGTCTTTGGATTTAGGCTGTTTGATAAGGTAAGATATCAAGACAATGTATATTTTGTTTATGGTAGAAGAACTTCCGGTTATTTTAATATCCGGGATATCAATGGAGAAAACAAGAAAGATGTATCTTATAAGAAATTTAAATACATTAGTCATGGATTAATTTCTGTTGAATCAGGTTGATTTTTATTATAATAAATATTTCACTAAATATTTATTTGTAAATCAATGAATATAATAAATATATATAATACATTTATATTAAATTTAATAATTTATTTATATGAACGGTTGCAACAAAAAACAATACAGGCCTACTGTAGACGATACGAAAGTACCGTGTTCTACGTACATGAGTACCGATTGTATTTATCCCGGTGATAAGGTACGTGTGGAATCATTGGGATTATCCCCTAATTGCGATATGTCCGATACCCTTAACGCTATGATAAAGGCTATACGGGATAGGGATGCCGAGATACTTGAATTAAGAAGAATGATCAACAAATTGATTTGATAATATGAGAAATTGTAATCCATGTAAGCCGGAATATAGGCCGGGGAACGAGTGTAGTATCTACAGTTCCCAGATCATATATGACGGTCAGTCGTTCCCTGAGGCGGATATCAGGAATGGTGATAGCATGAATAGCGTAATCGAGTCTCTGGTAAGGAAGCTGGTTGCCGTATCTGGCGCCACGGCGTCCATCCAACGTGACTCGTTCAAGGGCGTTCAAGCTGTCAGATTAAGATACGAGCCGTTGAACGTGCTCAGTGTTACCTATTGTGGTACTATCGTTCCTAATGACGGATATGTCGTTTCTGGCAGGTCCGTTAAGTTTAAGAAGAAATATTGCATGGGTGATGAGTTCACTGATGTTAATATCGTATATACTACATTGAACAGTAATATTTTAAATACTTCGTGCTATGGCTAAGAGAGTGTACGATACGGTCTTGGATTCCGGGTGTGACGGCTGGGTATGCGGTGAGACCCTCAAGAAGGGATCTCTCCCCGTAGACAGGTTAGAGCTTGACTCTTTTTCAGAGGCTGTCAGGGAGCTTATAGAGCGTTTTTTTGAGGAGGGATGGTTGCCGGATATGATCTGTGATCTTGGTTGTGGAGGCGCCAGCGTATTTGAGATTAAGCCTGCTAACTTCGAGTATCCTCCTGAGGGTGGTGAGCAGATTCTGGAGATTATCGTAGGTAAGAGTGATAAATGGACTATAACTCAAGCGGAATGATATGAATAATTTAAAAGATATTCTTGCCAAGATCGAGCAAGGTTCCTCGTGGGTGTCCTACGACAAGATTTCCGGTACCGGTCCCGACAAGGTGGCTATTAAGGTAGAGCCGGGATGGATGGGTAGGTTGCCTAGGGAGACTTACGTAGCGGTCGAGAAAGGCAAGGTTACGAAGCTCGCTACCATAACCCAGAAGGGCATGGAGCGGGTAAGCGTGGATCCGACCAATATTATGTTCGATATGGAGGGCGGGACGGCGGTCATCAACGCCAAGCTTAACTCCGCCTCGGTCAAGGCCTCCTGTCTTACCCTTGGTGGCTCGGTGAGCAAGTCTTATATAGTCTCCATGAACGTGAATGGCTTATCCATGAAGGTTCCGGAAGAGGATAGCAGATATATAGTGTATGCCGATCCTGAGGATCCCGGAGCTACCGATTTGTATGAGGCTAGTTTTGTCATAGCTATGCCTAAGAATATGGATAACGAACAGCATCATGAGATGTTTGTCTTGAATGGTAAGGTTGTTAATATCAATCAACAGCCTAATGATATACCTTATATCATACTTGATCATGACTTTGATAATGTGACTAGCGAGAACGGTCAGGTTGTTATCGATATCAAGTCCAATACCGAGTATGATATCGAGCTGGTATGTTGCACTTGCGGTGATGGTAGTGAGCCGGAACCACCCTTCAACGTGGATCCGCAAAGGTTGACGCTTAATAAGGATGGTGATACCCAAATCGTGAGGGTAGAGGCCGGAGATGATGTTTCATGGAGAATAACTGAAGGATAATATGGCAAGGGAAATAGATAAGAATTGTGTCGAGGGTAATTGCTTTGCCATTAACGACAAGAGCCATGGGGTAGGCGATAATAAGCTTAATATCGTATACAAGGCTAATTATACCGGTCAGATCTGTACGGCTAAGTTCCGTATAACATCAAAGGACGGTAATATTGTCAAGGAGTATATGATAGCCCAAGACGCCAAGCCCGTTTATTATAATATCAAGATGGTTCAGCCGTTCACTAAGGATGACTGTCTGGCCAACCAACATGGATCGGTGGTGTTGTATACGGTCGAGGAAAGGACTTACAAGTCGTTTATCTCGCAAGAGGACGCTGATGCCAAGGCTATGGAGGATATAGCATTGAACGGTCAGAGATACGCCAACGAGCATGGCGAGTGTATAACCGATATCTGGTATAACGAGGAGCAGAGAAAGACGTTTATACGTAATAATTGCGATAAGTTCAGTGACGGTCAGGAATATGTTTATATCATTCCTGAGGGCAAGTACGTATCCTCTATCTCTCAGGAGGATGCCAATAGGAAGGCTCTTGATGATATTGATAGGAATGGTCAGCAACAAGCCAACCTAGAGGGCGAGTGTAAGCCTAAGGAGAATATCTATTATGGTAAGTTTAGCAAGACCTTTACCCGTAACAATTGCGACTCCACTCAATACGGAACGGAAGTGGTTGTTAATGAGACGATGGTTACAGGAGACTTTAGATCCATCGTTTCCCAGGAAGACGCTAATAGCTTAGCTCAAGCCGCTGTAGAGGCTCAGGGTCAGGATATAGCTAATATCAAGGGTAATTGCGAGAAGATACCGGTATTTACCGGATCGTATTCTAAGGTATTCCAGAGAACTAATTGTCCTGAAGGTTCTACGCCTGTTGACTTTACCGTGGATGAGAAGATGTGTACCGGCTATCCGTTCACTTCTACGGTATCACAGGATGCCGCCAATAAGCTGGCGCAGGACGCTGTTGAGGCGCAAGGTCAGGCTATCACCAATGAGCGTGGCGATTGTCAGACTAACGTCTACTATAACGTTAGGATGGAGAAGACAGTCACGAGAAATAATTGTGATGAGTTCCATATCGGTCAACCTTATACTTATGTTGTAGCCGCCGGTAAGTACTTCTCTATTATCTCGCAGGAGGACGCCGACAATAAGGCCAAGGCCGATCTTGAGGCTAACGCCCAACAACAGGCTAACCTTGAAGGTGAGTGTAAGGAGAAGACCGTATATCATGGTAAATACAGTAAGGAATTTACCCGTAACAATTGTGACGAGACCCAGTATGGTACTAAGGTTGTTGTAGACGAGACTATGGTGACAGGAGACTTTAGATCTACCGTATCTCAGGAGGACGCTAATAACAAGGCTAAGGCCGCTGTTGAGGCTCAAGGCCAGGATGTGGCTAACGTGAAAGGTAAGTGTGAGAAGGTTCCTGTATATACCGGTACTTATACACGTACGTTTACCCGTAACAATTGTGGTACTGGTGCTGGTGGCACTTATACGGTAAACGATAGGATGGTTGATGGTTATCCATTTACTTCCACCGTGTCTCAAGAGGATGCCAACAGCAAGGCTAAGGCTGCCGTTGACGCCCAAGGACAGGCTCTTGCCAATATCCACGCCCTTTGTACGTATACCGGCCGTGCTTCCTTGGAGTTCACGAGAAACAACTGTGGTGAGTGCAAGATCGGATCTAAGGTGACGATCACTCAAGATATGGTAGAAGGACACCCATTCCAGTCTAACGACTCGCAGACCGCCGCTGACGCTATGGCTATGACCGCCGTACAAGCCCAAGGGCAGGCTTTGGCTAATACCAAGGGTACCTGCTCTAACGCTACTATGTATACCGGTAAGGCTAGCTTCGAGTTTACGAAGAGCAATTGTGGCGCTAATCAGGTAGGAGATCCGTTCACCGTAACACAAGATATGGTGGAAGGTCATCCGTTCCAGTCTTGCGTATCTCAAGATGAGGCTAATTTAGTGGCTATGGCCGCTGTAATGAATCAAGGCCAGAAGATCGCCGATGAGCGTGGTACTTGTCATGAGGCTCCTAAATATACCGGTCATTATAGCGAGGCGTTCGAGAAGAATAACTGTCCGTCCGGTCTTATCCCGTCTTCAGTTACCGTTACTGAGGCTGATGTAACCGGAGGCCCATTCTACTCATACGAGAGCCAGTTCGCCGCTGATGAGCTTGCCAAGGCCGCTGTCAAGGCACAAGGTCAGGCTATAGCCAACGATCGTGGTACTTGTGATGAGTTGAAGATATATGTCGGTAATTATAGCAAGGAGTTCACTCCTAAGTGTCCTACTTGCCAGTATGCTGATCCTATTACCGTAACCCCGGATCTTATGGGACAGTTCTTTACCTCTACCCGTTCACAAGAGGAGGCTGACGCTTTGGCTAAGGCCTACATCGATAGGATGGGTCAGGCGTTCGTTAACAAGAACTATGATGACACGTGTCATACTAAGACTGAGCAACCGGTATGGGAGACTATCGAGACCGTATGCAAGGATTGTATCTCTAAATTACATCAACGTAATACCAATACCTGCTATACTGATCCTGAGAATCAAGAGCGGTATATAGCTGGCGGTAATAAGACATGCTTCTGGTTTGGTACGGCATCTAAGGCCTTCACTCGTCAATGTGCGGATGGTGGGGTTGGAAGCTCTGTTACCGTGACTCAGAATGATGTTACGGATCCGGCTCCTAGCTCTGATGGTAAGTTCAAATCATGTGTATCTCAGGCTGACGCTAACGCCAAGGCATTGGCGGCTGTTACGGCTCAGGGACAGAGCGTGGCTAACTCGAAGGGTACTTGTACGTGGACAGGAAGCTATACCGGTCAGGTCCAGAAGAACAATTGCGCTGATGGCGGCGTAGGAGACATGGTATCCGTAAGCAGCAGCAAGCTTCCGGGACACCCATACACCTCCAACATATCTTTGGCTGACGCCAATAAGAAAGCTGAGAATGCCGTTCGTGGAGCTGAGGGTCAGGCTTACGCCAATAAGAACGGAGGATGTACATGGACTTACGTGGCAAGCCGTGACTTCTATAAGAACAATTGCGCCGGAAGCGGGGTTGGTCAGAGAATAACGGTGACCTCTACGCAAGCCAACGGCGGTACGCCTATCACCAGCAAGGTTTCTTTGGCTGATGCCAGGAGCAAGGCAGAACAGATCCTAGACCAGAGAGGACAGGATTACGCTAACCAGCATGGCACTTGTGTGTGGACCGGTACTGGAAGCGCTACTTTCTACAAGGATAATTGCGGCTCTTGTAAACAAGGTGTGGCTATATCAGTTCCTTATAGCTCGTTAGGATTAGATCCTATAACATCAACGGTCTCTCAGGCTGATGCCAACAATAAGGTTCAGGAGGCTTTCAGAAGCAATTCGGCTACCAGAACCGCCGCCCAAGCTTACGCTAATAAGAACGGAGATTGCGAGGATACTCCTCCTAATTGGAGTGGTTGGAGCTATGATGGCGGAAACTATTGCTCAGGTGGTGATGTTTGGGCTAGATATAGAAGGACTGATAGCACTGGATGTCACTCTGACGAGACTGAGAACAGGTTGCATGAGTCTTGCGGTTGTGGATGTTCAGGTGGTTCTTGTGATAGCTGTTGTGATCCTAATTCTTGGAGTAGAATAGGAGAGGCTGAGTGTAGATCTGGCGAAAGTGTAGCTTTATACAGAAATGATTGTGGAAGAGAGGAATATCTAGGCTATGGATCTGCTTGCTGTAATACGATCGGTTTCCAAGGAGGATCTGCTACTAGTAGGAATTGTCCATCTGATAGACCTTGTGGAGTAACGATCTCCTATCCGGGTGTACCTTCTGGATCTATATGCGCTTCTAGCACGTCTTCTGCCAACGCTCAGGCTAGCGATAAGATAGAGAGTTTTAGATCTCAAGCTCAGGCATTAGCGGATGCGGGTTGCAGTGGAAGAGTATGTAATGATTATGTAGAGGCTACTGCTACCAAGCAAGGTTGTCCGTCAGGATGTACGGCTCCGAAGGCTTCCGCTTACTGGGTTTCTGGCGGAAACAATGGCGCTTGGTGTGAGTGTAACGGTGATAAGGCCGCACTTACCGCCGCGGCACAGGCTTCAGCTAACGCACTGGCGCAGAAAAAAGCCAATGCTTTGGAGTGTGATTGCCCCAAAACGTGGAGCGCTAACGTAGTATCATCTGATGGAAGTGGTAAGACGATAAATTATACCATACAATACAACAATCCATGCGGATTCGTACAATCATCTAGAATGACCATAGGATATAAGAGAACGAATGGATCTTGGGAATATGAGACCAGAATAGTACCTATTCCTTCTGGATCTGGAACTTTCTCTGAATCTACAACAACCAATTATGGAATATCATCAGGAGCTTATGCTTATTATGAAGATGGTCAAGGGAGTGGATCTTGTTGACAATAAAAAAAGGAGAGGCTTATATAGTCTCTCCTTTTTGTTACGATTAGATGAATCTAAGATCTTTCCTCCTAGTATGATTCAATATCCTACTAATATGTCTGGTACTTAATCCTGTTCTTTCCTTTATCTTATCATAGATATAACCTTTGGATACGTAAGCTGACATATCTCCTAGATCTTTTATAATCTTATCATACATATCATGCACCTCGTTATATCTTATGATAGAGCTGTCTCTCATCCCTCTTTCGCCTATACCATCAACTATGGCATCATTGAAACCGAAGAAATTAATTATTGATCTTATTATATCCATCATCACTGAATCTTTTGAGTTTTCTTGTTAATATCCATATCCGGATTCTCGTCCGTAGGAATCTGCAATTTGGTTATCGTCTCTCTTAATGTCTCTGATACAACATATTCTAGGAGCTTATCAGGACATACGAAATCATAATCCCATTGGGATATACATGAATCATCTTTTTCCGTACCACATCCCCCTAGTTCTAACGCCGCTTTCCTGTCAAGGGTAATAAGTTCTACGTTTACAGCCTCTATGTTTATATCAGGGATATAAATATATCCGTCATTGACATAATAATAGTATTGCTCTATATTACCATATTTACGCTCTTTATTATTAGCGTATTTCCTTAACGATATAGGAGTGAATATGATATCATCCATGATGTTCGATACCTTTATGATAGCCGGACCTATACGGGTATATATCATATCTGGTAATCTTCTCTTGGATCTCATAAGTACCCTACATAGCTTAAACTCATCAAAGCAACAATCAACCTTCCTAACCCTTTCCATTTCCATGCAGTTGATGTGCGTATATAACGATTCCTCCCCAAATAACGTCCCATCGGCGTACTTCTGGGCTATATAAGATCTAGCTTTCTGCCTCCCTATAGACAATATCCATCTCCTGCTGACATGGGCGTCCTTGCTTATGGAGTTCATGTCATTTATGATCCTAGATACAAATTCTGAATTTTTCATGAGCCTATGTTAAGGAGGGGACGCCCCCTCCAATTATTATTTTTTCTTCTTGACCTTACCCCCGCATTTCATTTGAGGTTTCTTTTTCTCGGAGGTCTTACCTCCTTTATCCATTTTCTTTTTCTTAGTACATGCCATAGCGTTATGTTTTAATATTAATGTTACAATATTAATGATTTCAGTCGATAAACAAATAAAGCGTATCAAGGAAGATATAGATCCGACTTACCGCCGCGGCACAGGCTTCAGCTAACGCACTGGCGCAGAAAAAAGCCAATGCTTTGGAGTGTGATTGCCCGGAGGTGAAGACGTGGAGCGCCAGAGCTATGCTGAGCGGTGATCCTTGCAACGGCCTACCCAGCTCCACATCTGCTTTAAGATGTTCTTATGAAGTGACTTATAACAACCAATGTGGATCATCTAAGTCAATAACTGTAACCGTTACTGGTCGTAATGATAAGGGACAAACCGTTACGGCTGGAAGTACTACTGTAAGTATACCTACTGGATCTGGAACAAAATCAGGTACTATAGGTTTTGATTCAGGAGTACAATGTGGATCCATAAGTGTTTCTGGAGGAGGATCTGGTAATTGTTAAGATCTTGATATATGATAAAAAGGAGGGGCTAAAATAAGCCTCTCCTTTTTTTGTTTATTAATCTGGATCCCAAGATCCTGATATATTACTAGGATCACATCCTGAGCTAAAGAAACCGGTACTAGACCAACTTCCCGACTTACCCGATATGGTAGTATGCGCAGAATAGTTATCAGACACATTAGAACAATATAGCCTAACGGTTCCTCCTTGACTAAAACTGGAGCAAGCGTCACCACCGCTCCAATGAAGGGTAAACTTAGCCCCTGGAGGAGAGGTGTATGTTTCATCTATGGATACCCATACGCTCATATTGCATCCCACTGGCGGGCAATCACACTCCAAAGCATTGGCTTTTTTCTGCGCCAGTGCGTTAGCTGAAGCCTGTGCCGCGGCGGTAAGTGCGGCCTTATCACCGTTACACTCACACCAAAACCATCAAATATTTCTTGAATAAGGGCAAAATTGTTATATTTGCGATATGAAAACAAAGTCATTTAAAATACTTGATCAGTACTTTCTCCGGTTTTATAGATCTATTATGTCTAAGAACGGTAAGAGAAGGAAACATACGATCGTGGACAAGAATGATATTCTCGAATGTCAGTCCTTGATATGGAAGGTCATACGTGATAAGTATCTGGATAATGAGGGTGGGGTTTATATAAACAACATCGGTTATCTGTGCCATAAGATCAATCCTAATCGTAAGATATATCTAAATAAGCTTACCGGTACTATTAACAGACGTGGAACTGGTGGATATTCTTATGTCCATACATGTATTGATTTTATGCCTCGGAACAAGTATTTCCATCTCTATATTTCTCCGGCGTTGAACAGGGAGTGTAGGTTGGCTATGGAATCAGGTAGGAGATATAAGTTCTTGTACCGGGAGGTTGAATCGGAGAGTAAGGTATTTGGAGTTAAATGGGTATATAAACTTTGACATACTCCCACCGTTAAACCGTATGGGATTCTTGGATACAAACGCATGATACCTCGATATTACTATCGCTGGAATTACTCATACTCTCCAATTCGGAAATGCCCTTCCGAAGTATATTTTTAGAAGCAAGAAAATCACGGTCGTTGATAGACTCGCATTTTGGACAACACCATGTGCGGTCGCGTAACGACAAGTTTTTATTAACAAACCCGCATTCACAAGTCTTTGAAGAAGGATACCAACGATCTATTTGATGAACAGTAGTTCCATATTTAGTTGCTACGTACATCAGTTTACTAATAAATTCCGAATGAGATAAGTCACTGATTTTCTTACCCCACAAACGTTTCATGGATTCGATGTTAAGTGTTTCAAGGAAAATAAAATCATATCGCTTGCACAATTCATGAGCTAATTTCCATTGAAAATCATTACGTAAATCCCGAATCTTACGATACGTTTGTTGTAACTCAAATAACCTTCTCTTTCGGTTATTAGATCCTCTTTGAGCTTTTGAAAGCCGTTTGTTTTGCTTCTTAATCTTATTTTGAAATGTCTTGAAAAACAAAGGAGAAACAATGTTGTTCCCGTCACTGGCCGTCAAATACGTTTTCAAACCAAAATCTAATCCTACAGATGCACCATTATGTGTCTTTCTATAAGATGATAAGGGATTATAGTCAGTAACGATTATCAAGCTATATCTGGAACAGGTTTCTTTTTTTATTCTAATTTGCTTTATTTTCCCTTCATAAGGACGGGAGAACGAAAACCTAAACCGTTTCTCACCTTTATTTATGGTGAATGTATTATCGTTTAGAGTATATCCACCTTGTTTAAAAACAAAGGAATTGAAACACTCAGTGCGTTTGAATTTAGGAGGTCGTTTTGCCAGCTTTTTGAAGAATCGGTTATATGAAGAGTCTAATCGTTGTAGTATTTCTTGAACTGTTTGTGAATGAAGTAAATTCCTTTTAATTCGTTTAGCAAAGTGTTTTTGCATTTTGCCTACAGAAATATATTTTCCAAACAGTTTGTGGAATCTACGTTGTAAAGCTAGGGCGTGATTCCATACAAAACAACATTCTCGAAGCATCTTGTCGAGATACTTCGTTTTATTAGAACGATATATGTTGTATTTATATGAAACCATTTTAACTATATTTACGACGCAAATATAATAATATAGGTGTAAACTAGTATATAATTACCTTAAAAAAATATATTGATGATCAGAAAAGAATTTGGTTCTATGTTTAAAAGCATGGGCTTTATAAATTAATCGTAGAAGTTTTTTGTGATCCAGTTAGTTCGAGAGAATAGACCGGATCTTTTTGCGTGATATATTCTAATGGTTATCTTTGTGCAAAAGACTTAAATATGACTATAAAAGGGTTATTGGCCGAGATCAAGGCCGATTTACATAAATACGACGATAGCGGAGCTATAGACACCTCGTCTGTTTATAGGTGGGCTGAGATAGCTTTAAAAAGGTTTGGGGGTGTTATAGCCGTCATGTCCGAGGCGGTTGTAAAGACCAGCAACAAACAGGCGGTATTACCTTCCGATTTCTTCGACATGCTTGACGCCTATAGGTGTGAGCCTCTTGTCTGTGAGATTCCGGGGGGCGATAAGGCTAAGGCTGACCTCCAACACGAGATCGGCTGGGTCGAGCGCACGGAGCGCGGGTTTCGTTGGAACTCCTGCACGGAGTGCTGTAAGGAGGAGTTTGAGAAGACAATCACGGAGAAGATATATATCGGGTCTCACGAGGTTCGCTTCCATTACCATCACCCCGTAAGGCTGTCTATAGGTCGTGGGTTGAGACGTGATTGCGCCGCCGACAAGTATCGGGATAAATATGCTTGGGATAATTATGATATAACTATATCCGGCAATACTATGTATACCGGGTTTGATGGATTTATTTACATCATATATCGTGCTACACCCAAGGATGATGACGGTCTCCCGTATATACCTGAAACGGCGTTAGGTTATCTTGAGGATTATGTCGAGACGTATATCAAGATGAAGATCTTCGAGAATGCCGCCGTTAATGGCTTGATACAAGGCGCTGGTGACGCTTATAAATTATATGCTCAGCAGGAGCCGGGTAAGTTCGCTAGGGCTATGAAGGAGCTTAAGATGTCGATGATTACCTTGAATGATTATCGGGAACTGGCTGAGGATAACAGAAGGAGGATGCTGTCTCATGAGCGTATGTGGCCCAACGCTTTTGATAAGTATATTAAACTGGTTTAACAAAATACGATGATATGGCTGATTGGATACATTTAGATAAGACAAGTGGTACCGGCCCTGCTGAGGTTAGGGTTACCGCTGATATCAATGAGACTGGAGAGATACGTCAGGCTACGTACAAGGTTATAAAAGAAGGCACCAAGGAGGAGAAGACGTTCGTGTGCAGACAGGAGTCGGTCCCGGTGGTTATTATCCCGGAGTTCGACTACCTAGTGCTTAGGTATATCTGGGCTGACGAGGATGGCATTGACTTTGACACGGCTACCGGTTTCGACAACACCGGTCTTCCGGACGTGGACGGCAAGCTGGTTGGTTGGAGTAAACAGTACCAGACCACGCAAGAACGGGTAGGTGATTATCTTATCCATGGTGGTGATAACATGGAATCGGGTAACGAGGCTGCCTTGATCCAAATGGGGCCGTTACTTGATGGGGGCAATTATGACAAGCTTCCACTTGAGATCAAGTGTGGCATATACGGTAACTGGTATGGAGGACGTGGAACAGGGAATGTCACTATCAGATTCACCGCATATAAGGGTGGAACTATGGAAAAGCGTGGATATGATTTCGTTAACATCGGAGGTGAGGAGGTTTATACCGGTGACGCTCCCACTAACGTATCCGCCCATGGTGAGGATAATTGGCAGAATATAAAAACATTGTATTCCAAGGTAGGTACGATGATCTACAACAAGGAGTCCCGTGATTGTATCGTGAGAATTGGAGAATAACTTTTTTCCGCATAATAATAGCAATAATTAATTTAGCTCTCTTGTCCGTGAGGATAGGAGAGTTTTTTTATTTTTTTTAATCCTTTACTTGTGACATATTTGATCTTCTATTGTGTAGAAATAATCTAGCTTTGCCGAAAACTAGTATTATGATTGTGTTGAATGATGTTAATAATGAACTCCATGTTCGGTTATATGTATTGGAGATGTTTAAGGATTATGTTCGGGATGATGATTTTGACGAGCTTTTAGATAAGGCGTTGGACTTTGTCATGGAAGGCGTCTCTATGCCCAAGGTGCCGGTAAAAGACACCGCTATGAGCGATATATCAAGAAGCATTATCGCCTTGACCACAGGGATGGGATTAGGGGACAGGATAAACAAAAGTCCTTTAGAATTGGCTTATGATAGATGTAAGATGAGATACGTTTTCGATCCTCGCAATCGGGATGTACACGGTGTAGTCGTAGGTTATTCCAATGACTTTAATAGTCTGGTAGCTGTGTGTGATGAGGGATCGAAGAAAGGGATAGACAAAGGATCTACTGATTTTGTGGACGTCAATGAGAGATACGTGACTAACGGTTTCTTTTATATATCTGTAGAGGATGCCGACAAGCAGTCAAGCTACATGGGTGGAAATTCGTAATTATTATGTTTTTGTACTTTACCACGAGGCGTTTAAAAGTGTTTAGTCTTCCTCCTGACTTGTAAAAGTTAGGAGGATTTTTTTATATTTGCGTGATTCGAATATTTTCGCATAATATGTATAGTTTTTACTAAGATCCGGCGTGTAAGTGATTATCCGCCGGATTTGTTATCTTTGCGAAAAACATAACATCGTGCAGAACAATTCTAACATAGCGGTTCCCGACTCCGGGATGAACAGGGATAAGCATCCACAGGATCTATCCCCGTCCGAATACAGCTTTGCCTTGAACGCTACCATAGAGGGTGACGATGGGAGTCAGCTTAAGATCCAGAACGAGCCTAGTACCCTTTTATGTAAGCGATTCGATGGCTATAAGGTTATTGGGTATAAGAATGATATAGCTGGTGATAATACCTATTTCTTTTTGGTCAATCCAGATAACAATACGTCTAAGATCACGTTCATGCGGTCATTGGATTATATCAAGACCGTAGAGGACCAATTGGCGGGATCGGGGAAGGATATCCATCGTATCCTTGGCGGGAGGCTAGAGGAGTCGGATGGTCGTTTTGATGAGATATGCGATTTGATGGAGGTTCTGATAGAGGACGGGGTTGATGATCCTTGCCTTAATTTCTCCATCCATCACCCGATCTTCGATATAGAAATCAAGGATGAGAAATGCGGTAAGGTGATATACTGGACCGATGGATATAATCCCCAGCGATATGTTATGGTTGACAAGGCTCTTAATCCAGATGATGATGGTGACTTCTGGTATCATTATCATGGATATAAGACATGTGGGGATGATAAGCCAATAGAGAGATGTAGGCTGGCTTGCGAGAAGCTGCTGGTGTTCCCGTTGCTGACGGCCCCGTGCGTGGAGCCTGAGGTCGTGGAGTTCGGGGGGAACCTGCGTGCCGGGACCTACCAGTTCTGCGTGGCACTGTGCGATGAGTTCGGGATAGAGAAGACCGGATATTGCTCATTGACCAATCCTATCATGTTATTCGATCGTCAAGACATAGTCATCCGGGATGGCTTATGGGGTAAGTCAACTAATATGGGTATCCGGCTTACTATATCTAACATAGACAAACAAGTGTCTCATTATAAGGTAGGTGTTATACAGAACACCGTTGGATATAATGGCGAGCAAAACCCGGTTCTTGAATATTTCATAGAAGGCATACATCCGATAACGGAAAGGACCATCTATTATCTTACGGATCAGTATAGTGAGCGTACGACAATGGAGAAGCTGTCCAAGGAGATACCGGTATATAAGACAGCCAGAGGCATGACGTCTGTCGGGAATCGTCTTCTTCAATATGGTTTGACCGTTGAGAATGAATGGAATTTACAGCCGGTAGTTAACTTCTTAGGACATTTTGTTAAATGGCAGACATCCATAGCCACTGAGAATCTATACAAGGATGGGGTAGCTTGCTCTAAATACGCTTCATTCATGCGTGATGAGGTATATCCGTTAGGTATAAGATTCTTTACCAACACGGGATACAGGACGGCTAGATTCCCGCTTATCCCTCGCCCTGCCACAAGGGAGGAGATGGAGGTTATCGTTGATGAGGATGGTAACTCTGATGACCTATCGGTGGCGTCGGTGTTGGAGAACAACCCACAATGCGCCGGGAACAGCCGCCGTCATCTTTGGCAGTTTAAGAATACGGCAAAGATCATAAACGACCCGTCTTGGGGATTTGATGGTTTTGGAGGAGAATGCAAGAATCAGCTAGATGTCAAGCAACTCAGATATGTAGAGCAGGAATATGCCACGGTAGGAGAGACTCAATTCGTTATCAACACGATGGGGGAAGATGTTACGGTAGATGATGCTATTGATTATATCGCTGATAATATAGAGAATCTGTGTGATATCATAGAATCTAATGTAGGTATTACCGACGAGTTATGCGCTGCTATATCGTTGCCGGAGGATCAAGACGGTATAAAGGCTCCCGATTTCCCTAGTGGATGTGATGATATTGAGAGGATAGAGACCAGGACTATATTGGATAAAAACTCTTTGGTGGATTCTAGGATTGATTTTACATATAAGCTGGCTAGTGATTATGTGGAGACCGAGCCTACTACATTAATACAAAGTAATGCCGAGTCACAAAGGAAGTTCTCTGTATTGTGTGATTTCGATAATTATTCCAGTGGAGGTAAGAATATCATAGATCTGGTTCAGGAATGGCTGGATGGTCAGGATGAGGATAAATTCCCGTCTGATATAGACTCCTCCGCCTTGGTCTTGTGTCAGGATATGTCTAATGTCCGGCAGTTATATGATGAGGGTATATGTACTAATGGGTGTTCGGTAGGTGATCCTCACGTGAATCCTGCTATTAACGATGTTCAACTTCCTACATTCCAAGGGGGTAGGTCATTGGGTAAGTGCACATATTTGTATCAATATCCCGGATGGGAAGGAAAGAAGCATACGGAGACGATGCTTGATCAGTTAATGGATACGATGGAGACTTATTTTCCCCAATATGAGAGTCAGTTTGGTATTGAGAACGCCATGTGTCTTTTTGGTGATGGTGATAACTCTAAGTTTAATACCGGTATAACTACTGACTGGGAAGGTCGTGTGTCTATGCAGAATGATATTGACGCCAAGACCAATTGGTTCGGTAGAAGCAACTTGACTTATTTCAAGTTCTATCCACATGTATCCTCATACGCCAGATGGGTGGAGTTGGATTACGAGAAATACATAAGTGGTTTATCCGATCCTGATAACGGTATTATGTATATAGAGATGATGGGTAACTATAATTATCCGATCGGCGACTCGTCATCATACAATAAGGTTCGTATAACGTTTTTCTCGGACAAGGAAGGTACCGTGGCTCCTAATCCTTTGGCTAATGATGCCAAGAAAGGTGTTATAGTGAATTACGTGGATCATAAGATATTTATGATGCCAAAGTACTTGTTCTGGAATGATGACAAGACTACTTTCCATAAGATATATGTTTGCATCGAGCCTGCGGTATGCGTGTTCTTCACCGGTTTCGCCATGAGGCAGGACATGAAGGAGCTTGCCGGATTCTATACGGCCGGCACCGCCATCTTCCCCGCCCCGTTCTGTTTTGGCATTCGGCCACTGGAGGTGAAATACGTATTCTTCTTCACGAAAGAATTGAAATTAAGAAGATTTGTTACCTATGAGGCGAAATGTATCTCATGTGGAGATAAACCCGCTGATTGCGCTCCCAGACCATATCAGTATGGTGATTTCGGATATTGGGAGTCTACCAATAAGTATCCGGCTAATTTTGAGTTGTATGATTCAAGTAAGATCGGGATATCATCGGGAGGATCAAAGAGGAAGGATATAATAGATTCTTTGACGAAATACTATGGGTCTCCTAAATCCGTTGAGGGTAAGTCTTATTTCACCGGTAATGGGGATAACGCTGAGTACCCCAATACGTCAACCACATTTTGTCAGAAACCTATACGTCATTACAAGTTCCCTGATAACTCTGTCGCTCCTTTTATGGGTAATCCGTCTCAACTGACCGGTCAATATGGAGTTGACTCCTATATTTATCCTATGGGGGTGATGCTTGATGACGATATCGTTAATGAGTTTCTGGATATAGCGGTAGAGAATGGTCTTATAGATAAGGCTAGACGTGACTCTATAATCGGATACGAGCTATATCGTGGAGATAGGGCCTTGGATAAGAGTGTTATTGGTACGGGTCTGGCTTATGATATGTTTAAGTACGATGATCCCGACGGATCGGCTAACCTTTATCCTAATTATCCTTACAACGATTTGTCTGATGATATGTATATCTATAAGGATATTAATCGTGAGAATTTTATAACGCATCCGTTTAATAGGAAGGGTAATATCTGGTATTCATTCTTAAGCCCTGATATTGCCTTCAACAAGCCTGACGCTCCCACTGAGTGCCTTGTTGATGGTTATCAATTAGGTAAATCCTCTGGTATATTCAGGGAGGTGGAGGATCACCCTAAATGGACGATATTAGGAAGTAAGGCTTATAGTATGGCAACGTCATTGGCTACGGTGGAGGCTATGGCTAATTTAATATCCGCTATAGCTGAGTATACATATCAGTCGGCTTCACAGCAATATGTCGGTGGAGGCGTGATGTTTTTGGCCAACCCTGTCGGCATAGCGCTGACGGCTATCCGTCTGGCTACAGGTATCGCCAAGGCCACAGCCCAGTCCGTGGTGGATATAGGCAAGTATAGGTATCAGTGGTTAACGGCATTGATAGATAGGGGACCTAGACGGAACTATGCTTATTACTATACTTCTGTCGCTCATTATAATTTATTTTACCAAAAAATAGGGGAGTCAGAGTTACGTGGATTGTCAACGGCTAAATATATCAAGAGCGGGTTATATCCGGTAACAGATATCTCTTCGCAAGGGGAGACCGTAGGCGGTAAGCCTATTGTCATAAACAACCTCGATCGTGAGCATTCGTTGTTCATGTCATTTGGTATGGATAAGTATATGCTTGAATATCCGGAGTTGGTTTCAAGTTATGATACCAGCCGTATTCAGGATGAGTGTAATATTCGTAACGACGAGGTGGCTGGTATGACGCCTCATTTTATGACACGTGAATCTTTCGTATCCTGCCCCTATATGAGGATAAAGAAATATTCTCCGGCTCAATACGGGCAGATAGAGGATATCAGATGGGTATCGTTAGGTGGTTGCGGGTTGATGGATGAGGGTAAGCGTAAACCTGTTTTTGGAGGTGATGTGTTTATATCCAGATTCTCGCTTAAAAGAAAAATGCCTATGTTTTACTTGACCCAGTTTGGTCAGGGAGATATGATACCATTCCCTTACTACGACTATCGGAATATCGGGTATCCACGTTATTTTGTTAATTATGATACCGGGGAGGATTATCTTAATAAGACTGACACGGATACTGGATCGCTATATTCGTTCCCTAGCCGTAAGAGTGCTTATGAGATGGCTTGCAAGACCGGGGATATGTATCTTAGTGGTCGTTTCTTTCTGTATTTTTACGGCATACCTCAGTTTCTAGTGGAGTCTGAGATTAATTGTAATTTCCGTATAGCTGGGTCTGAGCCTTATGAGGGTTTCTATCCAGAAGTAGGGGATTATATATCATGGACCCAAGAGCGTAATGTCCCTATATCAAGGGATAATGTGTTTAAGATGAGTCCTGTGTACAAGAATCGTTTTACGCTAGGCGGAAGGTCATTACCAGAGACGTATGATAGCAATTTTTGGGACTGCGCCTACCAAAGACCCAACGGCGTCATATGGAGCACCGCCGACGTTTCGGAGAACGGCATGACCGACCCTTGGCTGTCGTACAAGCCTATGGATTACCATGAGTTCAAGACCTCGTTTGGTAAACTTATAAGCATGAAGGGGATAGAGTCAGATCAGATATTAGCTCGCTTCGAGAATCAGGTAGGGTTGTACAACGCCATAGACGTGTTGGCGGAGAGAATATCCCCGGAGAATAGTGAGCTAGGGACAGGTGGGCTTTTCGCCTCTCGTGGCATTGAGTATAATAACACGACGTTAGGATATTCCGGGACCCAGAGCCGGGATATGATCAGTTGTGAATTTGGGCATTTTTGGGTCGATTTAAGGCGTGGTCAGGTATTCAAGGTAGATTCTAATGGCAGGAATCTTACGGAGGTCACACCGGGGCTTAGAAATTGGTTTAAGGAGCATCTTCAGATGAAGATCATCCGTAGCCGGATATATAACGCTGATACGGACGCTGAGTTGTCTTATTATGATATCGATAACAAGTTCTTTGGTATAGGTCTGTCTATGGGCTGGGACAATCGGTTCAAGAGGGTATTGATAACCAAGAAGGATTATATACCGGTAGGGGATCCGAGTGAGTACCAATTCAGGGGAGGCCGGTTCTACAGGAACGGGCAGGCGGTGGAGCTACAGGACGCCAGCCATTTCACGGACGTCTCCTTTACCGTTGGATATAACTGCCTGAAGGGTGAGTGGAAATCATATTTATCCTACACCCCTGATTATTATATTGAGCACCAGCATTATTTCCAGTCTGGAAAGAACTACTCAAGTGAAAGTCAGGAGATAGGGTTATGGTCTCATGGATTGACCAACCAATCGTATCAAGTATTTTACGGTAAGCTATATCCGTTCGTTATAGAGGTACCGGTACGTGAGCAGTATGTGAATAAGATCCTCACGAACTACCAATATAGGATGGATGCCAGAAGGTATCAGGATGAGGTTAATTACCAAATTCTTAGGACTACCGGATTCAATAAGGCATGGTTTTATAACGATACCAACAACAGCGGTGAGCTTCGGATGGTTATCGCCGATAAGAACGATATGAGCCAGCGGTTAAGGTATCCTGTAACCAATGACGATAGCCGTGAGATACTGGTGACGGAGGTTGATCAGAAGATAAATATAAATGACTATTTTAACGAGGTCAAAGACGATACCAATAACCTCCCGGTATGGATCAAGGACGTGAATGACATTGACCGGAAGATCGATCCTAGGGCTGTCGATTATCATCGGAGGTGGCGTGATCGTCTTCGTGGCGATTGGTTCTTGGCTAGGTTCGTGAATGACATTGAGAGCCGGTTCAAGATGATAGTTCGTTGGTTTAGCAATGAGGAGAAAGTTTATTGATTTATTAACATATAGGGGGGGGGTATTTTTACCACCTCTTCCTTGTATATTGAAACGATATGGAAGATTTTATTGGTAAGTACGATGGTAATCAAATAGAAAGTAGACTTGATAAGGTCAAGGATATGGTTGGGGCTACGGCGTCTGAGGCAGGGGAGGCCGGATTGGTCCCTGCTCCAGCTAAGGGAAATGAGAATAGTTTCTTATCTGGCGATGGTACATGGAAGGATGTATCATACAATGATTTGAAAGATGTTCCAGATCCAACTTTGATAGAGGCTACTGATGGTAATTATTCTGATTATAATGTGCAATCAGTACTTTTAAATATTATTTTTAATAACAAAACCTCTATAACACAGGATGAATATGACGCAATTCTTTCAGCAATCCCAGTTGGCAAAATAGCATGTAAATACTCATACATTTGTGGACTAGCTCTTCAATACGGAATAGGAGAATTTCTATTATTGAGAGGGGAAAATGAAGGAGAGATATATGTTTATTCTTATAGTAATTCAAGTCTTAATGGTAGCTCAAATATTTCTGGTTCTGCTATAATTAAAAGTGATTTGTCAGTTATGACAGGTATGGGATATACAACAATACGATCTGAAAATACCGACATAACTATACAATCATCATATGATCAAAAAGAAGTATCAATTTCATTACATACAGGAGGTGATGGTACTAAAGCTTTAATGGATGATGGTACATACAAATCTATATCAAATGAGGTGGATATTACAGATATATTAATTGATTCACAAAATCAATATAAGAGAACTATCACATCAAATGATTTTAATACTTTGAAAAAATATGTTTTGGATAGAAAAGATTTGTATATTGATGTTCATGTTTTGTATGATGAATTAATTATATCAAGTTCAAAAAACCGTTTTATAAGTCAAGTAATAAGTGGAGATTCTATTCTATTAACCTGTGTTGAAATTGATTCGGGTGGTGGTTTTAACCCAATAGTTGGTTTTTATGAAATAGATGGATCTAATCTTACAATAAAAAAGTATGCTAAAAGCTTATAAATATAGACTAAATCCGACATCCGAACAGATCTCGCTAATGGAGAAGACTTTCGGATCAACCCGATTTATCTATAACTGGGCTTTGCGGATGAAAATCGAAGCGTATCAAGATGATAAAAAATCACTTACGGCTGTTGATCTATGTAAGAAATTGACTGATTTAAAGAAACAAGAGGAATATGCTTGGCTCAATGAGGTATCTAGTGAATGCCTACAACAGTCAATAAGAAACCTAGATCAGGCTTTCACTAGATTTTTTAGGGAAAACATTGGCCGGGACCTTGAAGTGTCAAATTATACTGGTGTAAACTGGTATATAATCACCTCCGCATCTGATTATACTTATCTTTGTGAAAAAAAAGATTTATGGCAAAGAAGAATAAACGGGAGGAGATCCCGTCGTGGATAAAAGATTTATATAAGGAGGATCTTGATCGTGTCGTAAGAGGCGAGCGTCCTATGTATTTCAGGGGTATGGATGATAGTCCTTTAAGGAACGTATCCCCGGAGTTTGATATCCTTAGTGGAGGAGCCGCCATCAAGGGCATGAATGGGATAAGAGGTACGTTGTCCCCGTTGAATAACGGCATGGGTAATTATAATTTCAGCATTAGGGGTATAAATAAGAAGATAGGCGAGCTGGTTGATGAGGCGGGGTTGTATTTGCCTGAGAAATTAAGACCTGTATATCGGACTGTGGTGGACGCTATGTCGAGATCCAAAGATAAGGGGTTGGGTTATATCACGCAGCCGTTGGCCAACGCCCTGTACCCTGCGGACGAGCGACGGGACCGGCGTCTGGATGGGGAGCATCCCGTTGGTTATGTGGATGTCATAGACGGCATATGGCCTAGGGAGAAATATGGGTTATGGGGAGAGAAGATTGAACGGAAAGCTGATGGAGGAGAGATGTATACCGTATCTAAAGGCGATACTCTTTGGAGTATCGCCAAAAGATTGGGATTATCTTTAGACGATATTGTATCGTGGAATAGGGATATCCCTGATATCAACAAGATACAGATAGGTGATAAGATAAAGGTTTCAGACCCATCGCTGTCAATAGAGAAAGAGGATCATAATTTGATGGATATAATATCCAGGGAGGCTGAGATCAATAAGATGAGCGATGAGGATATAATCAAGAGCGTCGATCATAAATCTAATTATGCTATTGTAGATAAGAAGAATAAAAAACTAACGGTTTATTCACCGAGCGGGGATATTCTTTATAGCACTAATAATATAGGTGTAGGTGCTTCTGGCGATGATTATAATACCTATACCAAGACGACGAAGGATAAAAAACTTATCGCCGGAGCTGGAAATATGTCTACTCCGGCCGGCATAACAAGAGTGTCAGGTATAGGCGAGTATCATGGCCAGAAATCGTTCCAGAGAGCCAGGTTTGATCCTAAGACAGGCAAGTGGGATCATGATATATCGTCATCTATGCATCATGAGGCTTCTGCTGGAAGAGGATCTAATGGGTGTATCAGGCTTCTTGGGAATACGGGGAATGAGCTGTATAATTTTATAAAGAAGGGTGATTTTATTTATACACTTCCGGAGAAAGAGGGAAGTAGGTTTGTCGTTCGTGAGGGGTCGCTTAATTATATAGCGGATAACCCTTATGGCGAGGATTCCGGTGAGAAGAGACTTTGGGATGATTATAATGTTCATATAAACAAGGATTTTAGGCCATTGAATATAAGCGTAAAAAATAGTGATATATCTCCTGATATCTTGCCTAAATGGATTTATAACGCTTATGACTCAAAGAATGGCGTCAATTCTAGCAACGCTTTCCTTGGTGTTATATCAGCCATTGATAATATAGCCAAAATGGATAAGCTGGGCAATATAAAGGAATATAGCGACGCTATATCATATAACAAGGAACGTATCATGAGTGAGTTCGATATCGATAGCTACACTTATGATAGGATGGCTATGCTTGCCATGGGTATCGCCGAGCAGGAGACTAAGTTTGGTGTATCCGCAAGATATATAGGGGAACAAGCTATCGGTGATCAAGGCGTTGATATAGCCAAGAGATTCAGGTCGTTGTTAAATGGTAACGGATGGAATGACAGGTCTTATAACTCGAAGGGTATAACACAGATAAAGATAGAAGGTGATAATGATGAGACAAAGAAGATATATAATAAGTTTGGTATAGATAAGGAAAATATCTTAAAGCCATATTATTCAGGTATAGCTACCATGTTGCGTCTGGCGTCTATATACAAGAATGAGGTTGTCGGTCGTGGCTTTAAGGATAATAAAGGTAATGATATAGACAAATTCGACGCCTTGCTTTATAAATGGATGGGTAAGGGAAGGTTATTGAATAACGGCAAGGCTTCTCCTGATGATAATGATTATATCAATAATGTAAAGAAATATATTGGCAATTTTGATTTCAAGGTTAAATATAAGGATGGTGGGCCTATTGGTGATGATCCGTTGTATGTAAGACAGGATGTATCTGATAAGGCTTCGTATTTAAAAGATATCTTAGGTAATGCCATAAGAAGAAGATTGTACGAGAATGTCACCCCCGATGTGGTGGCTTCAAATGCTAGCCTTCCTGACAAGGTCAATGAGTTTATATATGGCAGAAACGGGAAGGCTAACGTTGATGAATATAGCGATCAACTATGGGCGAGATTTTTATCTCAACCTAATAATCTAGATGGCAATAATAAGGAGATACGGATTCCTGATAATGTCATTACTGATATTGAGAAGATGTTCAATCGTGACACTAAGGATGAGATAAAGAGGTTAGATAAGAAAATACATGATACGGAGCAAGAAATATATGGCTCTGATAAGCCGGCTACAGATGATGCTTATGGTAGGCTGAAGCTTTTGAAAAAGTCTAGAGAATGGGTAGATGTTTTTGAGAAGAATCGTAATTCGGTAAGATCTGGAAAGCCTACGGTTTTTTCTGAATACGATTTTTATCCCGAAGCTGCTGGTGATCTTACCCCATTGTCAGGATTTGGTAATTTTACAATTTATAGGCGTCCGGATGGAAGGTTAGGTGTCTATGACGTATACGATTTTCATGGTGACGATCAGGAATTTCCTGTAAACGTAGCCACAAAGGTACTAGACGCTATAGGCGATAAGTTTGAGGAGAGAGGGTCGTTTGAGGATCATAATCCTCTTCTGGAAAGCGGGAAGGATGCTCTTATCCGTAACGCTATTATGTCTAAGAATAAGTTGGAGGATAAGGAGGATGGAGGTCCGGTAAATACAGAACGAGATTATGGTGCCGGTAAATACGTTATTGATCCTAGTAGATCAGAGGATAGTAAGATGGTTGTGTATGATGAGATATGGGACTATCTGACGGATAAGAAGGGGATACCACAAACACAAGCGATCGGCATCCTGTCTAACATCGCCGCCGAGTCCGGAGGGGACACCGAAGCCCTAGGTGCCGCCGGTGATTTTGGTATCCAGCAATGGCTTGGACCGAGGAAGAAAGAGCTACAGCGTAGGTACGGCAAGAAGCCTACATTAACCCAACAACTGGATTATCTTGTGGATGAGTATCAAGGTCGTGTACCGGGGCTAGGCTGGAACTACATGAACCAAGGCAAGTTCTTTGATAAGGACGCTCAGGGCAATGTGTATAATTACTATATGTATTCGAAGGCTGATTTTGATAACGCCACGAATTATAAGGACGCTACCGTGGCATGGAATCAAGGATACGGAAGACCCCTTGGATCGACATTAAGAAACGAGAAGCGGCTTGAGTTCGCCGATATGTTCTCCAATAGATACGGTGTCCCGGAGAACGAGCCAATGAGATACGAGTTCGGACAGCGGGATTCGGGCACGGGGGACGGAGGTCAGCAGCCCGTGCCTGAGACGGTAGCCCCTGCCAGTTCTTCTTTGGCTTCCCATCCTGCCATGGATAGCTGGTGGGAAAAGGAAGGCCAAGACCTGTTATATAAGATGCTAGCTCAATCCGGCGCTAACAAGAAAGCTATAGAGGACATCGCTAATAATATTAAGAATGATCCTCAATCAGAGGCGCAGATAGCGGAAGCCGAGCGTATGCGTAGGGAGCAGGCGAAAAGGCAGTTGGTGCTTAATATGATACCGGGATTAAGTCTTAACATAAAAGGCATGAGTAGATCTCAAAATTAATGTTACATTTGTGAAATCGTTAAAATGTTTTTAGTATGAAAAGATTGTTATTTTTATTTGCGATGTTATTGACGCCATTCGCTTTGATGGCTCAAGAGGTGATTCCGGCTGATTCTCCTATCACCATTGATCTGACTACCTTTACCGGTATCATGGCTTTCGTTACTATGTCAGCTACCCAGTTGGCTAAGGTAGTGCCATATATTGACACCCACAAGTGGGCTAAGATCCTGTCGGCTGTAGTTATCGGCATGTTGGTATGTATCTTGGCTTGGTTCCTTCAGGTATCCCCGTTGTTAGTAGGGAGTGAATGGTGGGAAGCTCTGTTGTATGGGGTGGCTGTCGGGCTTAGCGCTGCTGGCTTCTATGACTTGGTGAAAACGATAGGTTCGTTATTTGTAAAAAGGATTTAAAAGAAATAGGTTGATATAATGCGATAGCTATATGGTTTATTGTAGGTAATATAATCAGCTATCGCATTTTATTTTTTATTGTTTGTATTTTTTAAATCCGTATTTTTTAGCTATACTATTTATTATACCTTCATCTATATTAAACCATTCTCTATCTTCTTTAAATCCTAATAAAAGTTTATGCATATACGACTCGATGTCGTCATCTATTGTGTATATCATTTCTATATTTATATTTGATACCCTAAGAGCTGATAGTCTTTTTTTTATATTAATAGCTCTACCTATTTTACAAAGACCTGATATTCTATCTATTGCCTGTCTCTTATACACATCTCCGAGCCCACGAGACTAGGCATGATCTCG